GCAGCTGGCCCACATTCGCCGGTACGCATCCGTGGCGATGGTAGGTCTTTCGGCGGATGTTGACCACCGTGACCTCGTCGCCCTTCTCATATCGGATACGACATGCGGCGCACCGCCCACCTTTCTTAGCGATGCGTTCTTTGACACGAACTGTCGGACGGATCTTCTTCGTCCGTGTCGTACTCCGCATCCCACCGTATCGACTTCGTCTCCTCATCTTCATCTCCTCCTGTTTACCACCAACTGGTTCCGCCGTCCCCACATCGCGGACACGACCACGACACCCAAGGATTCTCGGCGCTCCCTTCCTGCACATCCACATTGGTGTGTCCGAAGAATCTACAGAGCACCGCACCCAAATGCCACGAGAGACGGAGCCAGAGCACACCCATGATGTTCTCGAAATGCAATTGGTGTTTCAACCAAGATGGCATTTCATATGCGTGGGCTTCAACGGATTCACCCTTCGCAATCGCTTGGTTGTACTCCTCTTCGCACATGGGACCGAAATGCCAATAGTAATAGTCGGACGCATCCCAGTCGAATACGTGCTGTTTGAAATCATCGAACATCTTCATCTTCATTCTCTCCTTGTTATCGAAGATCGATCCATGCCGACACCGTTTGCTTGTGAAATGTCAACATCTCGCGGTCCGAATGAATCGTCGAACCATCCCGTGCCTCGAAGTGGACTTCCGCCATCTCCACCACGGCTGTGCAACGATATGCCGACGATAGTCGCTTCTCCAAACCTTCTACGGACACCCGACCGTCTGACGCCGCGATCTCAACGAGAAAGTATCTCTTCATCTCCATCTCCTACTTGAATACGACCGGTTTCATCTCGCGACGGAATCGTTCCATGTGCCGACATTCGCTTCGGAACTTGAATCCGTTGCATTCACACCATACCGCGTTGTTGGTACCCAGCACGATCTTGTACGGAGGCTTTCCTTCCTTCGACGAAGGCACAAGTCCGATCACAGTCGTATGCTTGTCCTTCAATCGTTCAAGCGCCGCTTTGATTCGAGCCTCGGTGGCTTCCGGAATGCGCTGATCCGGTGTCACCGTCTTCACCTTCTTCTTCAGGATCATCGCGCACCCCTATGAATCTTCCCTACCCGACCCAGTGTGGTCTTCCCCATAACCTTCTTTCTTATTGCCGCGCACGCATGGATCTCGAAGTCGGTTGCGTCGTATCCTTTGTCCTCCTCTTCGAATTCCGCCAACTGCAACGCCTGGGCCTGTTCGGCGCTGTGTGCTTCGATGATCCACGAATCGCCCCCATGCTTCGAGATGGCGCGTTTTCGTTCCTGATCCAGTCGACCGCATGTCGCCGTGTGAATACGAAACGTAGCCACACCCTCTCGCGTCTTCGGATCGTAAAAACAAACGTATGGTACGTTCATCTTCAGCAGCGGCTTCTCTGGGATGGGCTTGGACTGTCCCTTCAGATGCCTCACCATCCGCTTCGTGGCCAAGTGGGATTGGAACCTCTCCACCGCTTGTTTCATATACCGCTTGCGGCGGCTACGCTCCTTGGATTCGGACGGAGGTTGGTTGTGCCGTGCCATATGACCAGCATACCAGACCGCCAGCTTGCGTTGCGAATCCATCAACACCGGTACCGGGATCGGTGTCATACCATTGGGCGGCACTGGGAATGCGCGCAGATCGACCAACGTCTTTGTCCTGTTGATAGACTGGACTGTGTATCCCTGTTCTGCGGCCATCCGCACGACCATGATCCGACGCTTGCGATCCTTGGTTCGAAACTTACGGACCACATACGCCTTCATAGCCTTCGGAACCGCCACGGTCTTCGGTGGGGCCTTCTTCGGCTTTCGCTTCCGCATCTTCATCTTCTTCTTCACGGAACCCTCTACAGCAAGTCTTTCGTGAAGAGCACTATACCGTCTGCGACATCCACTTCGTGTTCGTAGACACGCACCCAACCATCCGGAATGTTCTCACCGTTGGCATCGACGAAGCACCCATCGAAGATTTGCATTGTGCCGTCTTTGGTTGCCGCTTCAATGATCGAGTAGACACGCACGAAACGTCCCGCATCCTCCGGCTTGGGAGGATTCTTCCTTCGTGTGGACGCTATGCCAACCCAGGAACTGACTTGCAGATACATCTCCATCAGAGCATCTCCACTTCGTACGAACCAGGATTAAGATTGCGGCAACACCGCACCGCTTCGATGAACGAAAAGATCTTGGCGTGCGCCTTTTCGTCTACCCACTTGTTGTTCTCGCCCACCCACTGTTCTGGGTAAAGTAGTCGGACCACGAACCCGCCGGTCTTCGCTTCTGCGGGAACGAAGGACCCTACCGACACCAGCATGTCTTGCATCAACTCCGCATTCGATTTCATCGCCATCTTCATCTCCTCTTTGCTGCGTGGCGCTCCGCCATGTGGTGGCCTTTGTGGCACCGACGGTGGGCCCACGCGTGGTTGCGCCGATCGTTGTTCGAATGGTTGCCGTCTTTATGGTGCAATGTTACGTCCAAATCCATCGGCGACGATTCACCATCGCCAGGATTGTAGCAATCAACAGGCACGATGTCGTCGTCTTCATCATCGTCGTGTTCCGGATCGTGGAACAGCAACGATTCGTGACAGAAGAAACAGACGACATCGGCGAAGGCCCAGCGCACCATCTCGCGGAGCTTCCGCAATTCCTGTCGTGTCGACTTGCGCATGCCCATCTCACGCCACCCGCTTGATGTGCTTGCACGTCTTCGACGACGACCCGATCTCGCCAGTAGCAAACCGGAACGCCATGCACGTGCACATCAGCGCCCCAGGAGCGACACGCTTGATTTTGTAAAACTTCGAGGGATTCGAGTCCGACGGAACCAACGCCACAACTTTCGCATTCTTGGTCTTCATCTTCATCTCCATATGCAACCGAGTTTCCGAACCTACGAAATCTTCAGGATACGCCCCAACCGATCAACGCCAAACCGTCCGAACTTCGCTACACACCGCGACGCCCGATACTCGCGCTCTTGCTCTGCCATCTTACCTTGGCACGACAGGCACATTGTATGCGATACCTGGTTGCCTTCCGCAATCGCCGCTGCCGTCTTCGTTCTGTTGTCTGGACACCACGCGCAAACCGTGACCAACTTCATCTCCATCTCCATTTGCTGTTCGCCCGGGAAGCCCCCGGCCGGTGTGGCCCTCGCCCCACACCATATTATCCCCCGAAATGCTGCTAATAAGAAGGTGCACCGAAAATATTTCGTAAACCCCGCGTTTCCTATGGTTTACGGGGAATGGGAAAACGCCCGGTAGACTCAGGATCATGGATTCTGAGGTCCTGCTCATGAATCCGTAGTAAATCGTGCGCAAGACATGAGAATGCCTCAGAATAACCATGAGAAAACCACATGTGCAATTACGGATTTGGTGCTGAAATTTCATGTGCAAAGGTGTGCAAACCTCACCAAACCCCACGCCAATTGGCGCTTTTTCACAGGATGCGAAACGGTGCAATTCCCCGCAAACCCCATTAAAACTCAGTATGAAGAACCCTGAGAATTCCGGTGCGAAAACACATGTTTTTCAGAAAACCTCACTTCTTCACTAAGCAATAATGAGAATTAAGGAATCAAACGTAGCGGCCCCGAACCCCCTGTTTTTCGAACTCAGGGTTTCGTGAGGAAATGAGAATTACCTCAGGAATTGTGCCCATTCCCGCACCCGCGGGCATGAGAATTAATGAGCAATCCTGAGAATTTGGGTGATTTAGGAGGATTTGGAACCAAGAACTCATTATTCCCTGAGTAAATGCGATGCCCGGAAATCATATCGGCGCTGAGTTCGCCGCCTGCTGTTTTTTGAACCATTCCGGCTGACCGGGGCAGATCGCACTCGGTTCTTTCCCTCGTACCACCCGACATTCCTCGCAAATCTCCTTGCCCATAACCTTCGGAAAGTACCATTTGTGCGCTGGGGGAGTGGTGGGTTTCGGGCGGAGCTCGTTCAGGACGATATTCACGTCACCTTCCAGATCGATCTCATCCACGTGGACATCGAGTTGAAGCATCGTGCCCTTCCCCACTTCGGAGAACACTCGAAATCCGGACATCACGTGGCCCATCGACACGCCACGGATGAAGAGCTCGCCGGTCCCATCGGGTTGAATACGAATCTTCACTTTCGCGTTTGCCACTGCTCCTCCGTTCCGGCTTTCGGCACCACCGGATACTTTTCCCGAATCAGTAGCGCGAAATGGTGGTGACAGACGACATTTTCTTGACCATCCACCCGCACCGCAATGCTGGCGAACTGAACACAACGAACTACTTCGCCTTCTACGGTATCGTCGGCACCACATCGCAACATATCAGGGACGTGGCGGTCGCGGAGAAATTCGATTTTGCGCATTGACACCCTCGCTAGAGAGGACCCGAATGAATCGGATCAAGACCTTGACCTGGACACCGTCCGAATCGGCGGCATCACAACGAACGATTTCGTATTCGAGAAACCGTCCCTCGGCGCGGAACAGAATGGGTTTCCCCACCTGCAAAATGTTCTTCTCCAATACGTAAGTGGAATACGGCACCATGATCTCGTATTCGATGGGTGGTTCAGTTGGCGTGTCCACGTCTCCTCCTATAGGCCAACCACGTGTAGATGTGTTTCTTGACCGGCTTCGGGACCTTGGAATCGCGCAGCATCCGTTTGAGCAACGCGTTGTTCGGTTTGGTTAACACCGCACACTCCGCTCCAATCAAACTGGAATAATCACGCACGATCTTCTGGAAGTTCTCCCGCATCCAGGCCCGAGCAATCGTTGAAGGGATCTTAGCAGAAATTCCCATTAGTCGCCTTTCACGAACGACATCGTGTCGTGGCCGAGCGCCGCGCGCATGATATTCTCGACTTGCGGATCGACCGGTCCAATGGCGAGGACGATGTACAAGGTCTCACCCACCCGATACGTGGCCCACATCTTCCCTTCGTTGTCCGGCTGCGGATCACCTTCTTTCACGGCACGCGCCATCCAGACGCGGGCCTCGGGATGGTTCATCATTCGATTCACGATCTCCTTAGTTCGATGGTCCATCTTATTCCTCCCCTTACTGATCGTCTTGTTTTTCTGTCAATCGTGGCCCTCGGGATCGCCGAGGAGGCCCGTGGGCTTGTCCCTCATAGCACTCCGCGTTTTTGCAGAATGGCACGGACCCACCGTTCCGTGAGCCTGAAGCGCCGCGCCAGTTGCCGGGTCGACCGCCCCGACTTGAAGTAGGCGCTGATTTGTCGATTACGTTCGTAGCGGTTCATGGGCGCTCCTGCGCGGGATCGCCGAGGATACGGGCCAGCGCCGCATCGAGTTCGTCCGCATCCACCCATCGCTTCGTCTCGTCGGCATGATGCACATGTCGGGGCAGGGCGCGGATCGCCGCCACCAGTGCATCTGCCTTCCTCTCAGCAGCCCTGCGTCGGTCAATCTCCTGGACGATGATCGCTTCGGTATCAGTCATTTTGATTTCTCCTCGCCGAGGATACGGGCCAGCGCCTCAACGTGCGTCTCACACAGCTGCGCTCGGGGATGACAATGCCGCCGCCGCAAGTCTTTCGCATCCTCTTGCCATTCGTCTCGCAGGGCGCGGATCGCCGCGTGCGTGGCCGCCAACTGGGCCGCCAATTGGTCGATGAGCATGTGCGGGCTCGGCACGTATTCGCCAGCAAGTCCCTGATGGCGGAAGAACGAGCCGTGCTCAGCGCTGCCCGAATATGCTGCGTCGATTGCTCGCCTCAACTGCTCAATCAGCTTCGCCGGTTGGTCGCTCACGCCTGCCTCCGAGTCCCGTCTGCTCCCGAATTATGGTCCATCTTATTCCTCCCGTTCTGCGTCGTCCGCTAATTTTCGGTCGGTGTGTTCGCCAGGACGATCCGTGCGATCAGCAGAATCGCTAGCGCCGCGTCCGCTTGTGTCTTCTTCTCCAGGTCCTCGATCCGACTCAGAATGTCCTTCCGTTGCGCGGTAGTGATGGGCACGTTTCCGCTCCTTTGCGTAATACCGAGTTTTCCCTTCGGGCAGATGTTCCACGATCAACTCGAGATCGAGGTTGCTGAACATAATGTTCGGGGACACGAGACCGTAGATCTCAACATCGAGCGCGGCGAACATATTCTGGGTGAGTGTGAGTCGAGGAATCCCATCCACCGGACAGTCGAGATGGATGTCGACGACCTCTTGGATCTCTTGTCCGTTGATGACCGTCTTGACACCACCGTGTTGCCATCCCGCGTGTGGATAGTTCGTCAACTGCAACCGATTGGCGTTCTTGGCCGTACCGCCTTCCGGGATCGCATTCAACAAGTCGGCGATCTGTTGAAGATTTCGACGACCCGCACCTTCGTCGAACGGAGGTTCCATTGGCCCCGCCGGAGAAACCAGCCACTCAGCGAGCTCTTTCGGTGTCATCTTGGTCTCCTTGTTAGCGCATGTACACAGCCAGTCAGGAACTTCCGAATACCACCCGGGACATCGGCGGTCGTGAAGCATTGACACTTCTCCTCGCGTTGGCCACAATGATAGCATCGGGCCGGTCCACCACTATTGTAGCTAATCGGCGGATGCCGTTTGTTGCAGACAGGACAGACCATCATGATGGGACCCCGTCGTCGAGGAGTTCGAGAACGAAGGTATATTCGTTCCCATCAACCGCATGGCTTCGAACTCGCCACCCTCTCGCGTAATGCGCGTCGAGGAGCTTGGTGACTTCCTCGGCTTTCTGAATACGCACACGCATGAATAGCACAGTCATGGCTTCCACCTGCTTTCGATGATACGTATTCCAGGATATCCTTCCAACTCAGGATAGATATTGGGATCATAGCCCATGACAATCAAGGACTCGTCGGGAATATACATCTGAAACGGTCCATAAGCTCGATCCTTTTGGATTGCTTCCAGCATCTTCACGATATCTTCTTTGATAGGATCCTGCTTGGCCATTAGCTTCTCTCCATTGATCACGGTGTCTGTCCTTTCGGCACCGCGGCTTCTTCGTAGACCAACCATCGAGTGTAGCCAACCCCAATGACTTTGTGATCCTGGGCGATGACTTTGAACCGATGCCCACCCGCCAAGAAGATGTTCGGCGGAATGCTCGTAATCAATCCTTTTCGGAGCATGTAGATATCGAACCAGTACATCGGCACCTTACATGCCGGCACGACCCACACGGTCTTGGGGTAGCGACGTTCAAACACCAACGTGGGCAATCGGGCGTATTGGTCGGGCGTGTCTTCTAGCGCCGCATGCACGTTTGTTTTCGTAGGCGCGCGCTTGCGATGACGCCGGCTCTTCCTATCAATTACAGGGACGACGATTCGTTTCGACTTGGCCACTACTCTCCTTCTCCAAGGGTCGCCGTATGCACTACACCTTTGGTGGCTGGGATTCCCGTCGTGAGTGCATATACGTGATGACCTTCCCACCCATTAGCTGCATTGGGTTTCGTCAGACTCGACGTTCTCGGCACGAATACTTCTACAAACCATCGGCCCGGACGCTCGGGATCTGGTGTGAGCTTTCGTACGACGGCTCCTGACGCCGAAATACTATCCGCCCATTCTTGGAAGGCTGGAGGAATTCGAATGATCGGGGCTTCGTCGGTGGCGCGGCGTTGGCGTACGGGTTTCTCCTTACCATTAATTGGCATGCTCACAGACGGTACTTGCGTTCGCGTGGGTTCGGCGTGTGGCCAGGGACACTGATCGGGGTTGCAATCTACACACCAGAGTCGGGCGCAATGGGAGCAGACGATTGGGGTCTGTCCACACGTGGGGCACGGTCGGTGTCGACGGCGATTGGCGCGACGTAGCTTATTTCGTAGTAAGCGATTTCTCACTTCTTCGGGCAGTTGGACCGTTCTTTTCAGCGTAGGCATGTCCCGTTATTATCGCTCGGAACGGCCGGGCTCGCGCAACAATATTATTGGCCGGAGGTTTCGTGAGGCCTCAGGTGTGATTCATGAGAATTTGGAAGGTTGGCATGGGGCCTTCCCATCGAAGTGGAACTCAGGGTTATTTGGAGTGGTTTGTGAATGGTGCGCTTAGTCAGGGTTTAATCATCATTGCGTGAGACCGAAAAGAGGATATGCTCCATCACCATTCTCAATTGAGGAGCTAGACAAGCGGGTGGAAGTGAGGAAAAATTACATTGACCCGGTATAGCGCGGGGGTATGGGTCCCCCCTCTTCTTCTAACCCTAAATCGAAAGTAAGTTAGTTAATTAAGGCACGAAAATTAGAGCGAAGGAAGGCGCCCCACGTCCCGACCCTACCCCCTGGGGGGCCGGAACCCGGGTCAATGTTGGGAAACTCAGAAATCCCCTAAGTATGAATCACACGTATCTGAATTCGTGCCGGTATTATCGTCAGCACGTATCGGTGGAACTGCCTCGATTACGCCATATTGATGGAAGTGGACGGGATCACAGGAAACACTAAGTGGAATGCGAATTATGGACAGCATTCATGAGCCACCGAGGACTGGAAATCGTCATGACTCAGCCAGCTCACGTCATGACCTCACGTAATTATGATCATGGCCGTCATCACGTCACCTCACCAGACCTCATGACTCATCACATCAACCGAAAAAATCACGGAAATAATGACGCGCGACGTGACGTTTCGCCTCACGTCACGGTCACCTTACGGTAATCATGAGCAAATCACGTAAGAAGTCACCTACGGTCCTCGTCGACGTCCCGTCATCGTCACGTGGCGTACCGCTGACCCTCGCGCCGTTAGGGCCAGTGAGTCGGCGTAACATACGAGGGATCGCGAAAGACCTCGTGAGTCAGCATACCACCGAGATCGCCCTCAGGTTACGAGAAGGTATGCTGAGTCAGAACCTTAGGCTGGCCCTCAAGTACCTCACATTCGTGGGTGATCGGACGGATGGGAAGCCAGTCGAGACCCATCGCATGGTCGGCTTACAGGACGGACCTACTGGGACCTATGACTTAGATAAGCTCTCGAGTAAGGAACGCATTGCGTTGTTGAAGTTGTTACGAGTAGCGAGGCAGGAGGCTGAGGCCAGTAGTCCTCCTCATCCTCAGAACAAGAAGAAGTAAGGACAACGACCACGAGTAGTCGATCGTGGGCACAGAAACGACAGCTCGCATTCTCATAATTCTAGTAGGGTACTTAGGAAAGTGAGAATGCTCAATGAGTGGCGGTAGATCCATAGGCGGATTGGGACGTGGTCGCGACATGAGGATGCTGACCGTGCAACGCGCTGAACGGAAAATGACCCGTGGGGAATCTTCCCTCCCCATTATCATCATTGCGTTCCTCGTCGCGATTGCCTTGCTCTCCCTATCACACGCCTGTACCTACGCACGGAATCACTACCGAATTCACCGGCTAACGCAAGTATCGGCTTCGGAGGGCCAATTTATTAATCGTTAGGAAATAACTCATGACACCACCAACCCCAACCCCAATCATCCTCGGCGCCCCGATCGTCAACGACTGGTCCATCTCGTTGCTCGTTACGTGTTCTTGTCATACGGTACTCCTCGTCGTCGGGAAGATGGGCGTGATCTTCCAATGCAACCGATGCCAACGCATGTACTGCTTGACCAGACTCACTTCTACCCCAGAAGGTCAGTTGCAGGTCGGCATCAGTTCTCCGCAAGCCAATTCGCCGTCCCTCTCCTTACCCCTAACCCCTCCCCCTTCTCCGAATGGGTAACGCGAGCGCGCGCGAATAAGAAAAAACGTCCATGCAACCACCCACGGATCCACAACTCGTCGACTGGGGACTGAAACAATTTGGTCCACCAGCGACGCTCCTCGCAATCTTTATCGTGGGTCTCTTGCGGAAGTGGTGGGTCATCGGATGGCAGTACTCTGAATTGCAAGCGCTCGTGGTGAGAGCCGATGCGCGAGCCGACAAGTGGCAAGAAGTCGCTCTCAAAGCCATGGGAGTAGGAGAGACCCTCGTCAACATCGCGAAAGACAAGCTGTAACGCGTTATGTGGAGACGCCTTGTGCAACGAACGTTTCTGTGGTTGAAAGAGTCGCTCGCACCACCAGAACTTGCGAACGATCCTGAAAACGTTGAGGACCTGGCGTGGTTGGAGAGGGAGAAGGCAAAGCAGCTGGCTGAAACACAAGATCGACTTGTTAGACTGCAAGAACAACTCGCCGTCGTTGATCGACGGAAAACGGAGCGGTACTATCCATGAGTTGGATTGTTGCGTATTGGCCGGTCTGGTTGGAGAGTGCGGATGTCTGGCGTATCATCTTCCTTGGAGTACTTCTCATCTGTCTGAGGTACCTTCGACGGTTGTTGACGATGGGCCAGCAAGATCGAATCGCTCGAGAGATCCAACTGAGTCAGATTAACCGGAAAGCCACCGACCTCACACGGCAGGCACAAGAAATCGCGGATCAAGTGAAAGCTAGAAACAACATCGCCGCGGAACTGGTTCGAGAACAACTTGTACAGATCGATGACAAGATGGACGCGAATACGGAGATGACGAAGAAGGCGGCAGAAGCCAGCGCGGAAGCGGCCCACGTTGCGAACGACGTCAACGCGAAGATCGCAGCCACGAACGAACATCTCTCGAAAGTTGTTGACAGTCTAACTCCGTCGGCGACCACGAAGGAAACAACCACCAAGAAATGAAGATTCGGATCAAACGGAAGAAAGGGCGACCGGCGCGTACGGTAGCCATTCCTTCGGTTAACGTCACCGCGGGGTTCTCGCAGGAGGACCTCGCCGGTGTCGTCTCCGAACTTGAACGATTGGTGTGGCTGGAAGATCCGGTCGCCTTTGTCAACGAGCGGTGTAACGAGTTCTTGTGGAGTAAGCAACGAGAGATCGCGCTCTCTGTAGTGAACAATCGGCGTACCGCGGTTCATTCATGTCATGAGACCGGAAAGTCGTTTCTCGCTGCTCGCCTAGCTGCGTGGTGGTTGGCGACGCACAAGCCCGGAGAAGCTTTCGTCGTCTCATCGGCACCTACCGGTCGTCAGGTACGAACCATCTTATGGCGTGAGATTGGTCGTGTCCACGCCAAGGCTGGCCTCCCGGGTCGTACGAACCAAACGGAGTGGATGATGGACGTCACTCACGAGAGTGGCGCGTCCAACGAGGAGATCGTTGCCTTTGGTATGAAGCCGGACGACATGAGTCCGACGGCCTTCCAAGGGATCCATGCCAAGTACGTCCTGGTGATCTTCGACGAAGCGTGCGGGATCGCTCCTGCGTTGTGGGATGCGGCCGACTCGCTCGTGGCCAACGATTTTTCACGAATGCTCGCCATTGGCAACCCCGACGACCCCGAGACCGAGTTCCACGAAGTCTGTAAGCCCGGCTCGGGATGGAATGTTATTGGTATCGGGTACCTCGACACGCCCAATTTCACCCAGGAGGAGGTACCGGACGACATTCGACCGCTCCTCATCGGTTCGTTCTGGGTAGAGGAGAAACGAAAGAAGTGGGGAGAAGAAAATCCGCTGTTCATCTCGAAGGTCATGGGACAGTTCCCCGAGACGACCCTCGATGGATTAATTCCGATGAAGTGGATTCGCCAAGCCCAAGAGCGAGAACTCAAACCAGGACTGCCTAGCGAGCTTGGGGTCGACATCGGCGGTGGTGGCGACCCGAATATCATCGCACACCGGCGTGGTTACGTCGTACGGATCATCCGTAAGGACGTTGAACCAGATACGATGAAGACGTGTGGCCATATCATCCAAGCCTTGCGAGCCACCAATGCCGACTGTGCCAAGATTGACGTTATCGGCATTGGCCGCGGTGTTGTTAACCGAGGACAGGAGCTTAAGAAACCGTTCATCGGCGTTAACGTTGCCGAGAAACCCTTGTCCCGTGCTAAATCCAAGTTGGAACGAAAGCATGGACGTCGTCCTGACCAGGAGTTCGCGAACCTTAAGGCTGAAGGCTACTGGAACCTACGTACACACTTCCAGGAAGGGAATATTGACATTGACGCGGAGGATGACGATCTGGCCGCGCAACTTGCCGCGCTCAAGTACACGAGCAACAGCAAGGGCGAGACGATTATGGTTCCAAAGAAAGAAACGAAAGACGATTTGAAGCGATCGCCTGACGAGGCCGAGGCTGTGATGTTGGCGTTCATCAAACCGATCACTCTACCGAAGAAGAAGCACAAGGTCACCTGGGGACGTGGAAGGAGAGCGGCATGATCTTGACCGTGGTCGAGACGGCGATTGGCGAAGACGTATACGACGAGCAGGGTGCGTTGTATCAACGTCGAGTTCGAACCGGTCTTGGAGTTGACATCTACGATGCGAACGGAGTACTCGCATCACAAGAGGTGACTATCGCTGGAGGTCGCCTTGAAGATAGCGCTCCGCTCGGCGACGACGATCCAGACCCACCGGCAGAAGGAGGAAGCGACGTGATACGTTCTGCGACCATTCAACTCAACAACGCTCAGATCCTCGCGCTTCCTACTACCCCAATCACGGTGGTACCCGGCCAGGGGGAGGGGACCTATATCGTCCCGATCATGTGCGTGATCGAAAAGGACTTTCCGGGGGCGGGTGGGCCGATTGGTGGACTCGGCAATATCTCGAATAACTCACTGGATCAGGGATCGACAGATTTCGTTGTAGGTTGGGGTGACAACGAGGTCAATGCGTTCCGTCCAGTACCGATTCCACCGATTCAATTTGGATCGGCGTGCATGGCGTTCTTCTGCATTCCCTGGCAGCAGGTATCAGATCCGATCGCCGTTGAAGATGGCTTGTTCCCAATGGGTATCGGACTCAACAGCGACTTGAGTGATACCAACAAGCCGTTGAAGATGTGTGCGGACAATGCGGGTGGTGATTTCACCGGCGGATTTGCCGGTAACAAGATGACCATCACGGTGTATTATGCCGTGAGAACGTTCCGTAGTCTGACGTGAGGCGGCGGTTGAATAAGGACGATCCGTTCTATTACGATCATTTACTCGTTCTATTTCTGAAAGGAAAGCTCAAGAGCGAGGAAATGACGGTGACCGAACGTCGGATTGTCCATTCGATGGTTCTTTTTCGAGCGATTCGAGAATTAAAACCCTGGAAACGTACGGCAGCTTAGGAGACACCACCATGTTCATTGAGGTTCGAGCGTTCGACGACATGAAGCGGGAGTTCATCGTCAAGAGCATCAAGAAAGAAAACGTGAATGCGTACGACCCCGATGTCGTCGTGATGTACGGACCTCACGGTGAGCGTGCCTGTGTCAAGGTGTTCATGGTCGGGTACTGGTTCTGGATGAGTGCGGAGGACGTGACACTGATCGGACCGACGACGGCGTAGGATCGGAATCACCACCATGTTTATCACCTCCGATTATATCCATGAACCACTCTATGTGGTCACGACTGTGTTCAATCCGATTCGCTACAAGAGTCGGTGGAAGCACTACGAGCGATTCGCCGCCCATGTCAAAGCGAGTGGCGGAGTGCTCGTAACTGTCGAGGCTGCATTCGGTGAACGTCACCATGCGTTGCAGTCCGGGATGTCTCAGCATGAGGTACCGGTTCACGGCTTCGCACCGACGAAGGCGACGGAATTCCATAAATCGCGTACTACCGAACCGCATCAGTACATCCGTGTACGTACGGATGACGAGTTGTGGTTCAAGGAGAATCTGATCAATATTGGCATCTCGCGACTACCCGAGAATTGGAAGTATGTTGCGTGGGTCGACGCCGACGTCATGTTCACCAGACCGAACTGGGTTGGAGAAACGATTCACCAACTTCAGCACTACAAGATGGTGCAGATGTTCTCTGAGTCGCAAGATACCGGACCACGGTACGCATCGATCAACCAAGCACGGAGCTTCGCCCACTGCTACATCAAAGGCGTCCCGGTGCCCAAGGGTTTCAACCCTAGTTACTATGGGGTTCAGAAACCACAAGGACCGATTCTTTGGCACCCAGGATTTGCGTGGGCGGCGAGACGGGAAGCAATCGACGCGTTGGGTGGGTTGGTCGACTTCGCTATGATGGGTGCGGCGGACAACCATATGGCGTATGCGCTCATTGGTCGGGTGCGTGACTCGTTTCATCCCAAAGTGCATCCGCGTTATCGGGAGCGGTTGCTCGAATGGGAGAGTCGAGCGGAGAAACATATTCGTCGGAACATCGGGTACGTCTCCGGTTTGCTGGTTCACTACTGGCATGGCCGGAAAATCGATCGTCGGTATTGGGATCGGTGGCGGGTCATCGTTGACAACCACTACAATCCTGATATCGATTTGAAATATGACTGGCAGGGTCTCTTGCAGTTGGTCGATCGCGGTAATCACCGGTCGATCAAACTCCGAGACGACGCTCGTCGGTACTTCCGTGCGCGAAACGAGGACAGTATCGAACTCGACGGGACACCCGACGAAACGTAGGAGAGTCGAATGAAGAGAACGTCCAAACGGAATTCGAGAGCGCTCGCGATCCGTAATCCGAGCAATCTGATTTCGTTCCGGCATCTAGCGGCAACGGCGCAAGCTGGGGAGCTCGTTAGCCGGTCGCGGTTGGGGGCCGTTGCTGGGGTAACCTACAACGGCCGACGCGACATGTTCACCGCGCTCGGATACAAACCTATCCTCTTCCCGGCGGACTATCGCCAACGATTCAACCGGGGAGCGGTAGCGGCGCGTATCATCGAAGCCAAACCCCAAGCGACGTGGCGTGGCGGTGGTGTGATTGTTGAGGATGAAACACCGGATATCGAGACACCGTTTGAGGAAGCGTACGAAGCCTTGAATCGACGTCTTAAGATCTGGACCATCTTCCAGCAGGCCGACATCCTGGCTGGAATGGGACACTACGCCGTGATCCTGATCGGTGCGCCGGGAAATCTCGACACGCCGTTGAAGAAGGTCAAAGGTCCGGACGACTTACTGTACCTGCAACCGTACTCCGAAGCCGATGCACCCGTTGCGACGTGGGACAACGATTTCAAGAGTCCTCGCTTCGGACAGCCAGTGATGTACAATCTGTCACGCCAGAATCCCACGACGTTGTCACCGATCATCACGAATGTGCAGCAAGGAAATAACCGAATGTCGGGTCGTCCGGTTCATTTCTCGCGAATCATTCACATTGCCGACGGATTGTTGGACGATCGCATCAACGGGATCCCTCGACTCGAACGTTGTTGGAACAATCTCGACGACCTTGACAAAATCACTGGTGGTGGTGCGGAGGCCTTCTGGCGTCGTGCCGATGCGGGGTTTCAGGTCGACGTTGATCCGGAGATGGAACTCGAACCGGACGACGAGGCTCAACTCGACAACGAAATCGACGAGTACCTCCACGACCTTCGCCGGATTGTTCGCACTCGTGGTGTGAAGATGAATCCGTTGACCTCGCAGGTCGCCGGAATCAAGGATCCCATCGAAGGAGTCATGTCCCAAATCTCCGCCGGGACAGGAATTCCCCAGCGCATTCTGATGGGATCCGAACGAGGTCAGTTGGCGTCTACTCAAGACGACGACAATTGGACGGCACGTATCTCTGACCGTCGAAAGGATTATGCGAGTCCCGTTGTGGTTCATCCCACACTCGATCGGTTCATCGAAATCGGTGCATTGCCGACTCCGAAACTCGACTACGAACCGAGGTGGCCGGAAATCGACGACTTGAACGATCTCCAGAAAGCAGAGGTCGCGAGCAAGTGGGCGGGAATCAATAAGGATATGGCACAAGTCGTGGTTCTGCCAGACGAGATTCGAGACCGACTGCTCGGACTGCCGCCGTTGGACGACATAGCGACTCCCGAACAACTTGACAATCCGAATCTGGTCCCAGTTGCTGCACGTCGGCGAGCGACCTTCGATCGGAAGTGGGCGGTCCTCTCTTATAATAAGAAGGTCGCTTATCTTCGAAAGAAGATGCCGGAGAAATTCGCAAAGATGAAGTCGCTGATCGGAACCACCCCGAAGCGATTGCAGCGGAAAGGAGTGGTGGCTTGAAGGTAAAGGTCAATCGTAGTCTCCATCTGGTCAGCGCGACGTCTGCTGCTCGGAAGGAGACTTTTCGCGGGCGTGACTATCTCGCTATTCCGGTTGTCGCGCTTGTCGAAGGTGTCATCTGGCCTGTCAATGCGGAATCTCCGGAGTACGTGACGGCGGATGCGTACTCGATGGCTCCCGAAGGATGGAACGGACGGCCAGTGTTCCCGGGTCATCCGGTTCGAGGTGGCACCCAGGTTCTCGGGAATACTCCAGAGATCCTGGAGAAGGAACAATTCGGATACATCTTCAACGCTGGTGTCGTCGACGGCAAGCTTACGATGGAAGCTTGGCTTAACGCCGAAGATGCCGAGGCAGCTGGTGAGCATGCAGTCGAGATCTACACTCGCGCCGAAGCGGGTGAGCCCATCGAGATCTCGGTTGGTGCAATTGTTTTGATGGAGGAGGTCGAAGGAGAATACAACGGAACAGCTTACAGCGGCAAGTGGCTCGAAGTCATTCCTGACCATCTCGCGTTGTTGCCAAACGGCGACATCGGTGCTTGTAGCATTTCGATGGGATGCGGAGTGAGGACCGCGACTGTCCATCGCATGGCAGCGAAAGGTTACGAGCTCGTGAACGGAAAGGAGAAAGAGGTGCCCGAGAAGGACAAGAAGGAGAAACCAGCGAGACGGTCGCTCAAGGACCGACTGCTGGCCTCGCTTCGAACGCTCGCGCCAGCCGGACGAAGTGACAGCGAAGTTCGATCCGAGTTGCTCGAAGCGCTCGAAGAGAAAGAACCTCGACTCGCCCTATACGGCTGGGTGGTCGACGTCTACGAAAACGAAGGTCTGGTCGTCTATTGCATGTACGACGAAGAGTACGACATGGACCTTTACGTTCGAGACTACAAGTGGGATGGCAAGACCGCGATCATCGGCGATCTGTACGCCGAGGTCGAGGCCCACACGGTCTACGAAATCGAAGACGACGAAAACCAAGCGAACGAGGTTCTCATCACCCAGCTTCGTGCCGCTCAGAAGCTGACTCCGAAGACCGCAGCTGCGCCGTGTGGGTGCGGCAACAAAACCACCACGACCCCAACATCAGCAACCACAGGAGACACCGGAATGAAGACGAGAGACGAACGGATCACTGCGTTGATCGCCGCCAGCGCTGCCCTGGTCACGACCGGGAAGACGAAGACGGCGTACGCGGAAAGCGATCGGAAGTGGCTGACGGACGTTCCCGATGCCCACTTCGAGACGATCGAGAAGGCGTGTTCGGCTGATGCGCCACCGCCCAACGACGGCAAACCGCATCCGAACGATGGTGGGACGAAGGAGATTCCGACCAAGCCCGCCGAACCGAAGCCGAAGGAGACCGTCGCCGAAGCCGCTCCGGAAACGCAGGAACAGTTCCTCGCGCGCAACCCGGAGATCAAGCGGATGGTCGATCGTCAGCTCGCCCAGGACAAGTCCCGTCGGACGTACCTGGTCGGCAAGCTGAAAACGGCGCAGACGGAGTACGACGAAGCGGCGCTCACCGGGATGCCGCTCGATGAACTCGAGCGTCTGGGTCGGTTGCTCAAGGCGACGGGACCGGAACCGGTGTCGGACTACTCCGGTATCGCGACCCCGCACGAAGTGGCCGCGTCGGACAGCGCGCCGAAGGCTCCGGACTTCAATGCGGCGGTCCGGGCAGCGACGGGCAAGACCAAAGCCTCGTAGACGGGGTTCGTTCGTTCGGGTTCTGAAGTTTCACTCGGTTTCGATTCACAAGGAGAGATTCAGACATGGCAAACGTTCCTCGTGCAGGACGGCGGCAGATCCTTCTCAAGGGTCGGCCCAATCAGAGCGAAGAGGGAATCGCCGGAGCCGTGATCCAGCCAGGTATGCTGGTTGACGGCGTCACGACGATCCTCCCTCACGCATCGGCGGGTGGCGTCGCACCGAAGTGCTTCGCTGCCGAACGCGACGAGATGGGTGCGGGCGTCGACGACTCGTACCAGTACGGTTACGCGCCCAGCGCGAACTACGCGATCGGTGATTCGGTCAAGGTGCTCGCATGCGCACCTGGCGATCGTGTGTGCGTTCTCATTCCGTCGGGTCAGAACATCACGTCGAACGATCGACTCGAATCGAACGGCGACGGTATGATGCGCAAGTTCGCGGCCGGAACGATCCTCGCGCGTTCGCTCGAGACGTACGATGCGCGCAACGTCGTCGGCCCGATCTTGATCAAAGCGGAGGTGATGTAGCACCTCGTTCGGTTCAGCATTCACTTTCGGTTTGAGTTTCGTTTCCAAGGAGAAGCAGAGACATGAGAAAGCATCGCAATGAAGCGTCCATCTCGAGTGGTCGCGCCCTCATGCGAGGGAGCTCGGGAAAATGGGCGGGTGAGCGGCTTGCAGAAGCGGCACGACTCGGTCTGCCTCTGACCGCGCAAGTCCTCCGAACCAACAACACCCTGCGAAGGGACGAGTGGATCGAGTTCGACACCGCCGTTCTCGAGGAGTCGGTCATTCAGCTGAACGGCATCGCGGATCTCATCAACGGAAATCTGACTCGCCCAGTTCCGAACTCGCTCGGCAAGACGCTCTTCAGCTACGAGCGAGAGACGGACATGGACGATGCGCAGATTTCCATGGATCCGGTCAGTCGGACCGACTACGATCGCGGGGACTTCGATCTGGCGAGCGTTCCCTTGCCGATCATCCACAAGGATTGGTTCCTGAACCTCCGTCGTCTCGCGTCCTCGCGCAGCGGCGGCGAACCGCTCGACACCACGACGGCGCGGCTGGCTGGTCGCAAGGTCACGGAGAAGTCTGAACAAGTTCTCTTCCAGGGTGCGGGCAAGTCGTTCGGTGGGTTTCCCATCTACGGCTACACTACGCACCCCAACCGGACGACCGTATCGTACGGTACCAACGGCAACTGGCTGAACACCAACACGGCGAAGACGGGCGAGAACATCCTCGCCGACGTTCTCACGATGTTGCTGGCAGCTCAGAACGCCCGCCACTACGGACCGTATTGGTTGTACGTCTCGAGGGATTCGGCAGTCAAGCTGTCCGGTGACTTCAAGACCAACACCCAGGGAACGATTCGTCAGCGGCTCCTCGAAGTCGAAGGCATCGACGCCGTCAAGTCCTCGGACAAGATGCCGGCGGCAACAGTGCTCCTCGTTCAGCACACGTCGGACGTCGTCCAGCTTCTCCAGGGCGAGACGTTGCAGAACGTTCAGTGGGACGTCGAAGGTGGTTTCCACATCAACTTCAAGACGTTCCAGATTCAGGTACCGCTGATCAAGGCGGACATCGCGGGTCGGTCAGGTATCGTTCACATGTCGTAGTCCCCAAACCCGGTAGGGTGACCACCATCACCCCACCATTCGAAAGGCAGTTATGGAAGCCACCACTTCTACGAAACCGTACCGTCTCAAGCACGGCATGAACCACTTCAACGCCGACACCGGTCGGATGGTCAAAGCTGGTGAGGTCGTCGAGCTTACACCGAACCAGGCGCGAGCGTTCCGGGACAAGTTCGTTGCTGCGGATCAACCGCTTCCTCCGCCACCGGACGAGGAGGAGAACCTCGACAACAACGAGGACGAGGAAGAAGAAGGATCTGATGAGGGTGAAGAGGACGACGAAGAAGAGGACGATGGAGACGACGACGATACGAATCTTCAAGGCAACGACAACGAAACCATCGAGCAGATCCGTGAGCGTCGCGCGCGCGAGAAGCAAGAACGTCTCGAAGAGAAACGACGCAAACGAGAACTGAAGAAAAAGAAGAAGTAGACACGGAGGAGTCGGATGCCTGTTACGATCGTCGAAACACCGGGGGCTGTGAATGCGAACAGCTACGAGTCCCTGAATGAGTTCAAGGCGTACCTTGGACTCCGACTCCACGTTCCTGCTTCTGTGTCGGCGTTGTTGACTTCGGACCCAGACGAGATTCTTCCGAAGTCGCTGATCATGGCCACGAGAGGCCTCGATCAGATCTTCACCAGATTCAGAAAGCTCAACATCGTCGAAGGGAAGAACGGTATCATCAAGTTCTACGTCACTCGGCCATATTGGACTGGTTCGGTTGCGTCTGCTACACAGGCGTTGGCGTGGCCTCGAATCGGAATGTTCGATCGGAACGGGAACGCGATTGCCAGTACCGTCATCCCGCAAGAACTCAAGAACGCCGAATCGGAAATGGCGATCCTGGCGATCACAACGGATCTCACGGCCGACAACCAAGTCGTCGCCCAAGGTATCACGTCAATCAAAGCGGGACCGGTTGCGCTTACCTTCAAAGACTTTATTCAGAAGCAACTGATTCCGGATGCGGTCTCGTTGGCGTTGGTTCCGAGTTGGATCACCGACGAACTCGTTGAACAGATCCCGCAGGCGCAGTTCAGTACTCTCGGATCTCGGAGCTTCTGATATGGGTTTCGGTAGCATCATTCGGAACACGGCGCTCCCACTCACCAAGAGCTTGATTGGTGGGGACGACGGTTTCATGGACAACGTCACGATTGCGGCGTGGCAGGGAGACAGCGACGACGCGGGTAATGCTTCTTATGGTTCGCCGATGCCCTTTCAAGCGATTGTGGTTCGAAAGCAACAGCTCATTAAGAAGGCCGATGGCCAAGAGGCCATGTCTCAGACCTACTTGGCATTTCTTGAAGAACTACCTAGTCATGGTGGTGCTAACGGTCGTCGGGAACCGCTTGATGAGCGTGACATTATTACTCTATCGGACGGGACTACTGGGCCCATCTTGAACATTGAAGGACTGATGGACGAGACCACGGCCGCACCGTTCCTGCTCGAGGTCTATCTTGGTTAATCTCTGCGTGACGGTGCGAAACCGTTACGACATGATTCGGGCCATGTTGCTGTCCGCATTCGAAGGGACGGTGAAACCAGACCACGTCTACATTATCGACAACGGCAAGTGCCCGGGACTTCTCATCCCAGAGCTCGAAGGAATTCCAAGTTGGACGATGGTTGACATTAGCGCGGACCCGGAACCGGGACAGTCATGTTGGTCGCTCGCGCGATCGCTCAACTGGTTCATGACTCAAGTCCCTGAAGAACGGGTGATCGCACACGATGATTTGACCTTTGCACCGCATAGTATTGAGAAATTCATCTCCACTCCTGGCGCGTTTCTTCTGGACACGGCGCTTGGAGTGCTAACGTATCGAGACGAGTGTATCCGAGCGGTTGGTCTGAACGACGAGACGATCTCTCCGGGTTTCTATCGATACGAAGATTGCGATTACCAACATCGATTGGCGCTGGCTGGAATTCGTTGTACGTTGGTTGAGTGCGGCATTCGTCATACTCCCAATGGAACAATGCGAAAGTATACCGACGAGGAAATGCAAGACTACCTGCATCGACAGCATCAGGCCGCGGTCAACTATCACAACAAGTGGGGCAAGGGACCGGAACGCGATCCAGAAACTGGACAGTGGTGGTAATGAAGATCGCGCTTGGGTCGATGTTTCGAGATTCTACGGGGTACCTTGATCGGTACTTCGGACAAGTGGGACATTTGCGTTCTGTACTTGAGTCCCATGGACATTCATTGAAGTTATTCCTCGCCGAAGGAGATAGCGAAGATCGGACGTGGGATCGACTTCAAGTCTATCTTTCAGATGGAGGATGGGATCATGCGCTACTAAAACGTGAGCATGGCAGTAAACATCCATGGCATTGGTCTGACGTACCTGAGCGTTGGAAAGCGATCTCATGGGTGTGTAATGGAATCATTGAATGCGTTCAGGGGGACCACGCAGTAGACGCATTCATCTACGTCGAATCAGATCTCGGATGGGATAGCCAGACCATGATCAAGTTGTTGTCTCATCTGGCGGACGTGCCGTCGGTTGCTCCGATGGCGTTCGCTGGAGACAACTTCTATGATCTCTGGGGTCACATTGGTATGGATGGGAAACACTTCGGTCCGTTTCCTCCATATCATCCGTCTCTCGTCCCAGGACAGTTAACCGAGATCTATTCGGCGGGTTCGTGCATCCTCATGAGAGGAGACGTAGTGAGATCCGGTGTTCGTTGGGATTCGATCGACCACTGCAGAGGGTTGGGTCGGTCCATTCGAGAAGCCGGCTATTCCCTTTGGATTGATCCTGACTCACGGGTGGTGCACTATTGACTTCGGTTGTCGCGACCAAATGCGCTTCGCTCGACGAACTGTTCGAGGCCGAGAAGCCTGGATCGTTCTGCATCAAGGAAGGAGAGAAGTGGTTTTACTGTGAGTGCCCATGTGGATGCGGACATCATATGAATCTGCCGATTCACAGGGCCGAAGAAACCGATGGAAGAACTCCGTCGTGGATTTGGAACGGCGATCGTGACAAGCCAACGCTCCAACCGAGTATCCGAGATGTAGGGAGTTGTTTCTATCACGGTCACATTACCGAAGGAGTGTGGACATTCGAAGGAGACAGCGGCGTTAACCCAAATTAGGAGATCTCACCACCATGAGAGCGTACATCGAGTTGCCACCCAACATGTCCAAGGCGATGGACAGAGTTGTTCGAGCGTTGAAAGTGCACGCACCTCGCCACGTGCAATTCGTGAAGAAAGAAGAAGACGCCGAGTTCGTGTTGATCCACGTGATCGGCTACCCAGAGACTGTGGAGACCGTTAAGCGTTGCGTTGATCGTGGCCAGAAATACGGTATCGTCCAATACTGTATGCGTTCGACACAACGTCCAAACACACGTGATTGGATTGGCATGTGGCAGCACGCCGAAATCGTCTGGTCGTATTACGACCTTAAGGCATTGCTTGAACACGACCATCCGTCGATGTCATCAGGAGTTCTCGACGATGGATGGGCGATTAAATTCTACATGTCGCCGCTCGGAGTAGATCCGATCTTCCTGAACACGGAACCGATCTACACGAAGATGCACACCATGTTGACTTCCGGCTTCGTGGCCGAGTCCGAGGGTGTTGCCGAAGTCTCTGCGGCGGTCAAGCAAATTGGTGGTCGCCACTTCCACCTTGGACCAAAAGATGCAGCACCCAATGCAGACCTTTGGGGAATGGGGATCTCCGATCCTCAACTCGCCGATGTCTACGCTAGATGCTGCTGGGTTGCGGGGCTCAGACGTTGTGAAGGTTTCGAGATGCCCGCAGCCGAAGGGCTTGTGTGTGGCGCGCGACCCATAATGTTTGACGCCCCGCACTACCGTCGCTGGTTCGAGCCGTGGGCGCAGTTTGTTCCCGAAGGAACCTTTGACGAAGTGGTCGCCGCGATCGTTGACATTTTCGAAGGCGGATTCAAAGTTCCGACCGACGACGAACGGAAAGCTGCTGTCGAACGATTCGATTGGAAGCGGATTATTCCACCGTTTTGGGAAGGAGTTGCCGCATGAGGAAACTCCTTTTCTGCGGTGATGCCGCGTGTCCGAGTGGGTTCGCCCGTTCGACGCACAAGCTGTGCGACTACTTGGACTATCGAGCGAATCCGGACAACCCGCATCCGTGGGAAGTCCACGTCATGGGTTTGAACTATCGGGGAGATCCGCATCCATATAAGTACGACATCTGGCCAGCGAAGTTGAAGGATCGAGAGGACCTCTTCGGCCAGATGCTGATCCCGGACCTCATCCAGAAAATTCGACCGGATGTTGTGGCCGTTCAAAATGACCCGTGGAATTTTTGGCGATACCTCGATGTTCTTCGCAATGTACCGGTTGTTGGTATCGTTGCGATCGACGGAAAGAATGTCCAAGGTCGCCAGTTGAATGGTCTCCACGCGGCGGTCTTCTGGACCAAATTCGGTGCGGATCAAGCGATGCTCGGTGGATTCAGTGGACCGTACGCAGTCATTCCACTTGGTGTCGATCTGGATACCTACAAGCCGATGGACAAAGACGAGGCTAGAAAGCTGTTCTTCCAACCGAACGATTACGACAGCGGTTTGAAGGACGCGTTCATTGTCTCGAACGTAAATCGCAACCAACCGAGGAAGCGATTCGACTTGTCGATTTCCTACTTCGCTGAATGGATTAAGTCTCGGAAGATCACGGACGCGTATCTCCATCTCCATGTCGCACCGACCGGCGATGTGGGATATGACTGTCATCAACTCGCAGTCTACTACGGGATTGCGAACCGTCTCATCCTCTCAGATTCCGAAGTCTGGAAGGGTGTGACCGAAGAAGTGCTCGCCCGAAACTACAACATCGCCGACCTTGGGATTTCTACTTCCCAGGGAGAGGGCTTTGGTTTGACGACGGCAGAAATGATGGCGTGCGAGATTCCGAATCAAGTACCTGACAACGCGGCTTTGGGAGAGTGGCCTGAAGACACCGTAGTCAAGATACCGTGTTCGGAGATCGCCGTCACACTCAATCGCGTCAACATCGTTGGTAGTCTGGCGGATCGGCAGCCGTTCATCGAAGGTCTAGACCGATTTTATCGAGATTCGGATATGAGAAAGGATTACGGTAAGCGCGGGCGCGCGTTAATTGAACGTCCAAACTTCCGCTGGTCGGATATCGGTGCGAAGTTCGCCGAAGTTCTTGAAGCGGCGACGGATGTGCTCGGAGTGAAAACGATACGCTGATGGCTTCTGGTGCGTCGCTCACCGGCAAAGCGGAGATGAAGACGAAGTTGGAAAACGTCGTCAAGAATTATCCTCGTAAAGTTGGTGATGCGCTTTATGCGGAAATGAAAATTGAACTGGTCGAAGTGATTCGGAGAACTCCAATTGAAAGCGGGGATCTTCGAAGCACAGAACATTTGATCGGACCAAGTGTCGACCAGAACAACAAAGTTTCTGTACTGATTGTTGCCGGAGGACCGGACGCACCGTATGCCGTTATCGTTCACGAAGATTTGGAAGCGTTCCACAAGATCGGGCAAGCAAAGTACATTGAGTCCGTGATCATGGAGAGTCGCGCATACATCGGACAGCGGGTGGCGCGTCGGCTTAACATCGCAGACTGGGTGGCGTGATATGGGATGGTCTGAAGATGTAATGTTTATCTTATCGGGAGACGGTGTTGGACTCCCGAGAGTGAACATGTTCCGTTCAACGGCCAAGGTACTGCCTACTGGGCCAGGACCGTTTCTCTCTATCATCGAAACAGGAGGTACGACACCAGACAATACGCAAAACTCGGTCATCATCCCTGCGTATCAACGGCCAGGAGCGCAGATTGTTGTCCGAGCAGATAGTTACGTAGTCGCCTACGCAATGGCGAGAGCAGCGTATAACTCGTTGGTGAAGATCCGCAACGAGTACATCGGATCGGGAATTCTCAGTCCAACGGGAACCTGGTATCGAAAGATACGTCCACTTCAGGAACCCAGTGACATTCTCGGTCTTGATGCAGAGGGCCGACCGCGTGTGTCTTTCAACATTCTAGGCGACAAACGACCGTCATAAGGAGAAACGCAGATGCCTTCAATCAGTACGGGGTTCGAGAGCAACGGTATTTCGGCACACGGAACGCTGGTCCAAAGGAACGGCGTCGAGATCGCCGAACTGAAAGACATCACGCCGCCACCGCTGTCTCGGAAGCCGATCGAGACCTCAACACAGAACTCGTCGGATGACAGCTACGTGGTCGGCATCCGGCGAAAGGGTGAGCTCGGGTTCATGGTCAACTTCCTTCCCCAGAGTGAAGGAACGCACGACTCGGCGACGGGGTTGATCAAGGCCTGGCACGATGGGTCGAAAGATCGATACAACGTTTTGTACCCCGACGGATCGGATTGGATGTTCTCGGGCTTCGTGTCGAACATCGCGCCCAAGGCTCCGGTCGATGGCGGACTCGAAGCGCAGATCTCGATTCGGCCGTCCGGCGGACATATCTTCAATCCGTAGTCGGTAGTCGACAGCGGGTTCGTTAACCACCAAACGAACGGAGCAGAGTAATGGCAGACGCGAAAAAGGAAGCGGTTGTACTCGACGACAAGGATGCAGACATCTTCGAATCGATGGAAGACATCCTCGGGACCGACGGAACGGAGTATCGTACCGTCAAATCCTGGGGAGGAAAGATGGCTCGCATCGGGTCGTTGACCGCGGGTCAGCTGATCACGTTTCTCGAGAACAACGAGATCGCCGAGAAGAAGAGACAGAACGGATTGATGCTGATCGCATTGAGCTTGGTCAACAAGGAAGGCGAACGTCTCGTTGATGTTACCAACCCAGAAGCGGTGCAAGCCGCGATCGAGAAGCTCAAGACGAGAGATGCGAACGCGAACGGGCATGTCGTCGAAGCCGTGCTCCTGCTCAACGGATTGAACAAGAAGGATGCGGTGAACATCGCAAAAAACGCCTTAGGCGAAGCTCCAACTGGCGCTTCGCCCACCGCCTAGCACTCGAGTTCAAGATCCCTTCGGTACACACGCTACTGAGGATGCTTTCAGCAAAGGAGTTCATTGCGTGGCAGGCGTTTGACGAGATCGAACCGATCGGTGGGGTGCGTTTAGACTACCTCTTCGCGTCGGTGTGTTCGACACTCGTTAATCTGAGACGGGATATCGAGAAGCATCCGAAACCGTTTCCGGTTAGCGACTTCCTTCTGAAGTGGGGAGAGAAGAAAGCCGGGCAGCCGGCTGAGCCTCCTCGCAAGACGTGGCAACAATTAAAGTTGATCGGACAGGTGTTGGCGGCGTCGTACAATATGATGGAAGAAGCGGACAGGGAGAAGAGAGAACGACTTCGTCGGAAGAGGGAGAAGAACCGTGGCTGAAGGTGGACTGTCAATCGGAACATTGTCGGGCCGGATCGAACTGGACGACAAGTTTACCGCTACGCTCACGATCTCCAACGAAGCTCTCGACGCTCTCGAGAAACGTTTCGGTGGTGTGCATGCTTCCGCGGTCCATGTGGCCGAAGGTATGCTCATCGCCGAAACGGCAATCGAAGCGGTAAAGGAAGTTGCGCATCTTGCGGCCGAAGCCCTTTCCGAGATCACCGTTGAAGGTGCGAAGGTTGCAGATGTCGAACAGAATTTCAATCGTCTCACACTCGCTGCGGGAGATCTGGGCGAAGAACTTCTCGGGAGTCTGAAGAAAGGAACTCACGATACTATCACCGACTTTGAACTCATGAAGTCGGTTAATGATAACTTGGCAGCGGGTGTTAAACTCACCGACGCACAGTATAGTACTTTGGCAACCGGAGCCTTCGCGCTTGCCCAGGCGAAGGGAATGGAAGTCAAGGACGCATTCGAGCGTATTAACGATGCTCTACTCACCGGCAGGGTTCGTGGGGTGCAGTACCTAACCGGTAAACTCGACCTGGCGGCAGCCGAAGAGGCCTATGCGAAATCCATCGGTACGACAGCTGAACGATTGGATGCTGAAGAAAAAGTTGAAGCTGCTCGTGTTGCGATACTTGATCGAGTGTCTGCGTCCGTGCAGCGACTCGGCGAACAACACGATGGGCTCGATGAGAAGATCGCACAGGCGGGTGTCCGATGGAAGAACTTCCAAGAAGACCTCGGCAAGATGGTCGCCACATCACCGGTCATCCTTCATGCATTCGACGAAGTCAGTGATATCCTCACCGAAGCCTTCGGTACGGATAAAGAGCATCTCATCGAAGTCATCGTCGGAAAAGTTGAAGGACTCGCCGTCGCGGGAGTCGAAGTCGTTCGGGTTGGTACGGACGTCGTCAAGTTCATGGTTGAGTGGCGGTCGATACTCGAACCACTAGCAGTGGGTTTGGGTGGAATCACCACAGCACTCGTTGCCGTCAAACTCGGTGAGGAAGCGGTAGAGACCGCGAGCAAGTTCTGGGTAGCACTCACACCAGGAGTACTCGCTTTCGGTGCCGCGGCCGCTTCAGTGTATGCCGCGTTCGAACTCGGTAAGTGGCAACCGGTATCCGACTTCTTTGAACAACTTGGTCTGGAAGTCTTCTATGGTTTGAGTTCGCAAGAAGCGTTCGTTGCCGTCCAGACCCATCACATGACCGACGAGATGGTCAAAGCTACCGCAGCTGCGAAAGAGCATTCGGCGGCAGCCGAGGAGATTGCGCTCGCTACCCAGAATTGGCGTGAGGTGATCCTGACGATCAGTCCTGAGATCGCAAATGAAGCGGAGCATCTGCTTGCGTCTGGAGTATCCGCGAAGACGGTGGCGGAGGAATTCAAACTCACGGCAGGTCAAACCAAAGCATTGCAATCTGAGTTGGCGGAGAACGCCCGAATCGCGGAGCACAACGAGAAGATGCTCGCTCAGATGAACGAAACCGTTAAACTCTCGAAGAAAGAGTTGAAGGACTTTGCGGATACGTGGGAGAGCTTAAATTCGATTGGACATTCCTACGAAGAAACCCTCGCTGGGGTCAATCCGAAGATCGTCGAATCGGTGAAGTACTATGCGGACCTTGGCGCGTCCGTAAATGACTTGGAGAAAGCGTTCCCCGGTCTGACCAAGGCGCAAGCTGAGGCCGCAGTACAAGGTGCAAAGTCGGCTCTTGAAATTCAGAAAGCGTGGACCGACGTCTTCGCGATTCAAATGAAGTTGCACGGTGACAACATCGATGACTTCATCAAGCTGGAAACCAGGCGCTTCGATACGCACATTAAACAATTGGAGCAGGAAGGGAAGCTCACCGAGGACCGTCTCAATGCCGAGAAGGCATTGTACATGTCAACGATCGAAGCGGAGATCCAAAAGCGAACCGAACAGATTGATACTTCTCGAGCCTTCTTTCAAAAGGAAGCCGACGAAGCCAAGGCGAAGCTCGATCTGATGATCGAAAATTCTGGGGACTTCGTCGAACAAGATATTCAACTCGCACGACAGCAGTACGCCGAGAAAGAACGAATCCTTGAACACTGGGCAGCGTACGCCAACGAGAAGATCGAAGCGAAAACCGCAAAGGACAAAGAAGAACTCGGAAAGCAAGGTCGAGCAATCGACGAAATGTCGACCCATTGGAATGGAGCGAACGCCGCCATCGATATGAACATTCAGAAGGTGCGAACACTTTCTGGAGAATTGATTTCGTTGGCGGAATTCCAAAAGAGACAATCCGCTGGAAGTTCGATGACGTACGACCTGTCAACCAAAGCGGGTCTCGATACCTTCCACAAGTTGAATCCGGCCGCAACGTCAAGTTACAGCGACCAGCAAATCATGTATGCGGTTCAGCATGGTGCGTCGTTGCAGTCGTTGATCCAAGCAGGTATCATTAGTCTCTATGGGAAGGGAATGCCGGGGTTCGCAGGAGGTACGGGCGGTGAGTACGTCGACTTCGGTCCAGGAACGATCGCAATGCTCCACGGAAAGGAAGCGATTGTTCCTGAAGGACAAGGCCTTGGCGGTGGTCATCTCGAGATGAACTTCTACGTCAACGGTACCGCGGTGCAAGTCGCTCAACAAATCAAAGAACTCATCATGCGGGAATTGAAGGGCATCAAACAATTCGGGGCCTAAGAGGAGCTAAGCTATGTCATCACAATCGTGGGGAGAAGTTCTCGTTACTTCGCAATCAGACGGAGCGACGTTGACGGCCGCAGCCGCCGCGTCAGCAATTCCGGCGCAGGCGAAGTATACGCTACCGGCGAACTTCTTCAAGAAGATCGGTGACAAAATTCTCGTTCGTGGCAACGGACGGTTGTCAACCGTTGCGACGACACCGGGAACATGGCGGTTTGACGTTCGATTCGGCGCGACCATCGTGTTCGATACGTTGGCTGGTGCATTCAATGCAGCGACGAACGCCTACACCACCGTGGGCTTCGCATTCGAGTTCGTCTTGACGGCTCGTACGATTGGTTCTGCGGCCAGCTTGATGCAAGGTGGGTGGTTCACCGCACCCAATATCAAGGGTGGTGCGGACGTCGCGATGCCGATCGGCGGCGTCAACGCGTTGGTACCGTGGAATACTGCACCAGCCGTTGGTGCTACGTTCGACTCGAGCATCTCACAGCAAGTCGATCTATTCTGGACGCAGACCGTGGCAACGGGGTCGATGACATTGCATCAGTATGAACTTGTTTCCTTGAACTAACGTTATGCCGTCTGGACCTGGACATCCGCAATTCACTGGACCGATCGCTGAGTTCAAGCGACCGGACGCCTTCACCACGAAACCGGTTATTACGAACGTCTCCCCAAATGCTGGGCGGATCAGCGGAGGGGAATCGATCACACTCACCGGATCACATTTCTCTGGAGTTGAATCGGTTCTGTTCGGTAGTCAACCGGCGACTTCTGTTGTTATCGTTAGCGATACTTCGATCACTCTTGTTGCTCCCGCGCAAACGGAAGCCGGTCTCGTCGATGTTTCTGTTGTAAAAGGTTCCGAGACCGGAACGATTCTCAATGCGTACACCTATGTCGAGGGTGTCATCACCAAGATCACTCCCAGCCATGGTCCCTTTGGTGGTGGCACTCAGGTTCAGATTGAAGGGTACAACTTCGTTACCGGATCAACGATTACCTTCGGAGGTGAGCCTGCGACAAACGTCGTGTTTATTGACGAGAACCATTTCTCGGCGGTCACTCCGGCACACGCACGTGGCTATGTTGACGTTGTTATTACGGAGCCTCTAACCGCCGAGGTTACATTTCGAAACGGCTTCCAATTCACCTTTCTCACCAGAGGAGATGACATTCGACGGCAACCCGGAATTTCGATCCGGGACGTTCTGAGTAGCGAACCGAATACCTGTAACATGGTTATCGATGGGGAGAGCAACACTCCAACCATCGGGGAAGTCATTGAGATCATTGATTCCGCGGACGGGAATCGTTTGCTCTTCCGTGGCTCGGTACTTACGATCGATCAGAACTACGAAGGTCAGACGGATCAGTTGTGTTGGGCGACTCGTTGTGTTGACTTTACGTGGCTCTTCAATCGTCGTCGTCCGGTTGGACACTTCTCCCAGGTATCAGTATCGGATGTTGTAAAGAGTTTGGTGACGAGTTTCGCTCCAGGGTTCACGACGAACCATGTTCAGACCAACCTCGCAAAGGTCTCGGTCTCTCTCGATGGATCTCAAGACTTCATCTCAGTGATGAATGACTTGGCCGCAGCCATTGGTGGGGGTCATTGGTACATTGACTACGACATGGATGTACATTTCTTCCATGTGGTACCGGCCTCGTTGGAAGTGCCTCCGTCGTTGATGCCAACCGATACCAGTCACATGACCGTGGCTGAAGGGTCAAACATCCCAACAACGTTTAGTTATGAGCCTGGGTACTATCTGTTCCGTCATTCATTCCTTTACAGCGATGGAACCGAGTCTGTACTGAAAGCCGTATCGAACATGTTGACGGCGACGGGGTTCAAACAGCTGTCGTTTACAGGAATCCCTACCGGAGCGAATCCAGGTGGTGGCATCACCTGTGTGGGTCGTCGAATCTACTACAATCGGTGGATCGCCTATACGAAAGAGCAGAGTCCGATTGAGAATATTCGAGGATTCATTCAGATCAACGACAACGTCACAACAGCGTTTACGACGAACTTCAAAACTAACGGCATCAGCATCACTGCCGTTGAACTCGAGGATACTCAACAACCGATTAAGGGATTTACGGGACACCCAGTGGGACCATCGAATGCACCCTCAGCTACGGGTGTGGTGTTGAACGGAGGACAGTCGCTCTGGGGCGGTGGTGCGTGGCAATTCAAGGTGGCGTATCTCTATCGGGATGGAAGCGTGTCGATGCCGAGTCCGGCGTCGAATACGGTTGTTCAACAGTTGATCCTAGGGCAATTTCTTAGTGGTTTCAATCTGACGGGTATTCAGACGGGACCGGTCATTGGTACGTTGGACGTCGTCGCTCGATTCATCTACATGGGCGCGGGATTGTTGAAGAACCCGAACTTCAGTTTGACCGCGCCTGGTGCGGCGGGTTTTCCGCTCGGTACGAATTCGAGTCCCGAAGGTTTCAACGATCCGACATGGGGTTCTAACGTCACGGGCATCATCATTGTACCGGACAACACAACGACCGATCTGTCGAATTTCTCGCATGCGGATTATGGTTACATTGATCCGAACGGAGCGTACCTGCCGGGATTGCTCGTAGGTGGTTTCGGAGCGAACCTGCCATACGATAGCGGATCCATCTTGTCTGTCGATCCCGTTCCGATCTGGCCGAATCCTGACGGACCGTATCTCGAAGATGTCGATCCTCCAGACGATCTGACCGATGACAACCCGCTGACACTACACCAGGATGCGGGTCAGAGCTTTACGGTTACGGTCGATCTCAGTCAGGTACGAAACCGAGTCATCGTATTAGGTTCGGGAAGTTTGTCGTCGCTGACCGCGAAGATCGGAGACACACAAGTCTTTGTTGCAGATATCTCGAACTTCTCTCCGTCTGGTGGTCGTGTGCGTATCGAGGATGCGGCGTCGTTCCAACGATTCGAGATTGGTTACGTTGGTGTCACCGGTGTCCCCGGTCGCGCAGCGATTCAACTTCGATCCGCTTTGACTGTGAACCTTGCGCAGGGTTCTACAGTAGTGAACTTCTTCCAAGCGGACGACTTCGAATCGCAGAAACTTCTTGCGAAAGCTGAACTCGACGCCAACGGGAATGAGACGGACGGTATTCACGAATACGTTATCTCAGATGGTTCGCTCAAAGCGGTGTTCCAGTTATTCATGCGAGCGCACGCTGAGTTAGAAATGTATTCTCGGCCGATCGTTCAGATTCGATTTGCATCTCGTGATCCGAAGATGAAGTCCGGGCAGATGGTGCATGTCGATCAAACCGATCCGCCGTGCCAAGGCGACTTTCTGATCCAAGAAGTGACCATCGATCAGATCGGAGACGAAGCCGAACTCAGTATGCTGTCGCCACGGTATACGGTAACTGCGACGTCGAGTCGGTTCGAGCTAAACGATCTGCTCTTGCGAATTATTGGTGGTCAGATTGGACAGAGTGTTTCTTCTGCCGGTATTGCGACGGCGGGCACCTCTGCCGCGCAGACCTTGGCTCGAGGCAACCTCTCCGCAGTCACCGGACAAACGTCTCGCGCATTCACCGCGGCATGGATCGAGAGTACGTCAACCACCATGGCGCAGGTGCCGGCATCATGCTGGCAGAATACGCAGGGTACGTTCAGTAGTGTGATCGACACAACCTCAATGTGGTTGCGAGCAACAGCGGCAACGGCGCTTCAACAGAACCAACCTGGTGGCGCCAATCGATGTTGGCTGGAGCATCTCCCGTTCTTCCAAGTGAAGTTCCGAACGGGACCAGCGGCGGCAGACGTCACTGGTGTCGAGTTCTGGATCAGTTGGGGAGCTACGGTGTCACCGCAATTGAACGCACAGTTCCAGGCCTCGGGTGTTGGCCAGAAAGGATTGGGGTTTCGGTATTCCTCGGCGGCTGGAGATGGTGGGTTCAGACCTTTCACTCACGATGCGACCAACGGCATCGCGGGTCAGACGATGTATCCGTCGTTGATCTCGGTAGCGCCAGCGACGATCTACGTGTGTACGATCAATGTCATTTCGGCGACGCAGGCAATCTTGGACATCAACGGATTCTCACAGACAGTAGCGATTCCTGCAAGTGCGTTGAGTACGCTCATGGGTGGGAACATCATCATGTATGCGGAAGACGGTGTGACGACAACCAAGCGACTCGACTTCCACAGTATGTATCTGGAACGTGGCTAATGGATTTTCTCCAAGTCGAAATCAACGCGGCGGCAAACCGTCACGGTCTCAAACCGTTGGATGTGGCCGCGATCGTTTCTGTTGAATCCAGCTTCAATCCTTGGGCGTGGAATCCGGAACCTCGGTACCGCTACCTCTGGGATACGAAACAGAAGACGCCGTTCCGACCGTTGCTCCCGGCAGAGATTCTTTCGGAGTATCCGCCCAAAGACTTTCACAGTATGTACGGTGATCCTGATAACGAGTGGTGGGGTCAGTCATGCTCGTGGGGATTGATGCAAGTGATGGGCGCGGTGGCTCGAGAGCATGGCTTCCAAGGAGCGTATCTCACCCAGCTATGCGATCCAGTTATCAATCTCGAATACGGATGTAAACAACTCGCAGCCTTGTTCCGATGGTCCGGTGGTGAAGAGGAGCCGGCATTCGCCGCCTACAACGGTGGCAAGGTGGGTAATCTCCATAGACCATTTCGGAACCAAAATTATGTAGTCAAAGTTCTTGCGGCGCGTTCGTCCCTCAAACCTTAGGAGCCACCATGCACATCTTCGCTGAGAATGGAATGTTCGTCACCGCAGAGCTCGGGGGCGGCATTGACAGTCGTGTCCCCGGTTCGCCACCGGCGGTTACGGCTCGTGGGTTGCCCGGAGAACCGGGAGCCGACGGTCCGTGGCAACAGTGGGAAGAGATTCGCAACGACGACGGTACGTTCAGCTATCGTTGTGTGGACGGCCATTACCTGACCGCGGAAGAGGGTGGTGGCAAAACCGTGTCGACCGATCGCGACGTCAACAGTGTGTGGCAGCGATTCAAGAAGGTCGGCAACATGTTGCAGTGCTCCGATGGTGTTCACTATCTTCGCACACGGACGGACCTTGGGCCGGTTGCGGTGGTTGATGCCACCGGAACCACCCAAGGCTTGACGTTTCGTATAGGCGACGGCGGCACGGTCCCGACGCTCAACGGACGTCTGCACGTACAAGGGATCCGATTGTTCGATACGGTCGGTCCGTATCGGTGGAAGATTTGCACGGGATTCAACGCCCAGGATCTCGCGTTACAGAACCGATGGGATGTCCTCGGTACCTACTTCGATTGGATGGACACGGTAGGTGGCAACGGCATCCGAGTCTTCTTGAATTGGGAAGTCGTTGGTCTGGACTACCGCGATCATCCTGATTACTTCACCATCCTTCGGGAGCTGTGCAAGTTCACTCGCGAACGGAGCAAACGTCTCCTTGGGACGGCGATCTGCGATCAAATTCCCTCCGGTCTCGGACAGCAGCAGGACTTCCTCGATAGTGCATTCTCCGTTTTGAACGAGTTCGATCACACACTGGGCGAATGCGCCAACGAACCGTACAACGGCAACAGTGTCTTTCCGGGATTGTTTCGGCGAACGTCTTCATGGGGTTCATTGATGGTGGCACGTGGGATGTGTCGACCGGATTCGAACCCGGCGAGTGGCGATCCCAACGACGCACCCTACGTGCCGTCGCTCGGTTACACCACCTACCAGAATGGGCGGTCCGCTGATTGGTATCGCAAAGCTGGCAAGGATGGATTGGAGATCCACGACGGATGGCCGGGTCTTGGTGTGCCAGGAACCGGCGACGCCACGATCAACAACGAGACCATGGGTGCCGCCGAGATCGGCGTGCCGGGGCGTCGGTCGAATCGTCCGATTGAATTCCAAGCGGCCGGAGGTGGGGCGGGACTCTTCACTTCCGGAATCACTGGGCACGGCGACTCGTTGACTATGCAACGATGCATCCCACCGGGACCAACGGAGACCTCATGCATCAAGGCGTTGTTCGATTCGCTTGAATTCGTTCCGATCGATGCTCCCGATTGGATATACACTCGGTATGGTCCTGGACATCCTCCGGAGCCGATGCCGGTTCAGATGGATCCTGCTGATGCAGACGAGACCGTTTCTCGTATGCACGCCAAGGTTGGCCCCAACCAAGCGTCTGCGGTCAACTACAACGCCGCCATCCCTGGGAGAGAAGGATGGAAGGCGGTCGCTGCCAACGGATGGCGTATCGTCGAACAGCGCGGTCCGGTGGTTCTCTGTGAACGATAAAGGAGACAAGATGACAAAGAGACGAACCATCTCGCTCGTTTTAGCGCTCACCGCGCTACTGACGAGCACCATCCTTAACGGATGCGCCGCCAACGCACCACCTCGGTTGGGTCAACAAGCCGCGGTCGCGTACAACAATCATCGGGTGCAACGTGCGCTCGATCTCATTCGCGATACCGTGCAAGACGGTAATGCATTGCAACCGCCGGTGTTCTCCACGGCGACGACACGAAAGGTCACCATCTGGCACAAGGCCGCGATCACAACAATCCACGCAACCCAGACAGGTTGGCAGTCCGCTGTGGAAACTGGTCTCGATCAACTCGTCGCGACGTTACCGAAGGAGGACGCCGACCGTATTCGTATCTACGTCAACTTGGCGAAGACCATTCTCAAGGAGGTCACGTCTTGAACGAGCAGCTCATCGCACTGGCGATTCAGTCGGCACCGAACATCATCGCGGGATTGAAGGCACTATTCCGCAAGGAGCACCCGGACGCTCCGGAGCCGACCGACGCCGAAGTGATCGAGGCCTACAATCAAGCCTTTGAGTCGTCGGTCGCGAAAGACGATCGGTGGCTCGCGGTCCATCCGGAACAAGAGATCGATCCGGAAACCTAAAAGAACTTCCGTGGACGTGAAGACCCCACCATACCCGCTTCCTGGAACAGGGAATGCGACTCTGGGTCTGTCACCCTGCGGTAGTCACAGCCCGCGCTCGATTGTGGTTATGGTGGTGACCATGATCGGGCGCGGGTGCGGGTGTTGAAGCTACCACCAGAAAGGATTGTTCTATGCCTTGGCATCTTCTCTGTGTCGCGTTCTCGATTTGTTGCTTCGCCTTTGCGGCATGGCAGCATGCGAGCCCGATGTGGAATCGTGTCGTGGCGGTTGGCTTTGCGCTGTTCGCCTTGGCCACTCTCATCCCGTAGGTGATCCCATGTATACCTTGTGCTGGATCTTTCTGCGACTTCCGAAACCGATTCGGCATTGGGTAGCACGTCATGCCACCACATGGGTCACACAGACTCGACGTATCATTCGGAGGTTGAACAATGGCGAAGAAAAATCCGAACGTGGACGCGCAAGTGACTGCAGCCAAGTCGGCGGCAACGGTATTCGTCAACGCCACCAACCCGGCGGAAGTCAAAGCGGCCGCGCAGACGCTGAAAGACAAACTCGACGCGATCGTTTGGGACGACTAGCGACCACCAGGGTGTCCAATCCGGATACTCTATTACCGTAGGAGTGCAGTATGAACGAAAGCGCAGCAAGCGGCAAGGGCCACGGTGGCGGACACGGTCACGCCAATCGCCATCCGATGCATCAGGCGATGCGGTCCAAGGCGATCGGGAAGATCAAGAAGGCCAAGGATGTTGAGGGTCGCGTCCGTGCGTTCCTCGACGACGAGGTCGAGAACTTCGAGACGCTGTTCGCAGCGGCGTCCGACCCCGCGGTGACCAAGGAGCAGTTGCTCGCCGAAGTCCGAAAGGCGATCGAGGATCGCAAGGACGACATCGACGAGATTGTTCCGTTCCTCGCGACCGGTCAGGTTCAGGAATAGCAAAGGGAGACGGCGATGTCTCTCGAGCACTTCTTCACGGCGCAGGCTGAAGACCAGATGCTGGTGCTCATACGTCTCACACAGATGGGATTGTATACGCTTCTCGCAGCCATTGTCGCTGTGATTGCTATTCAGACGTGGCGGTTGGTCAAGAAGGATCACCACGTTTAAGTTCGTATCCGATCCCCGGTGGTAATAGGGCCACCGGGGAACTCTCCTAAACCACCTACGGAGAAATCATGAAGATCCACGCTCATCCGCAGAAGACCGACTACGCCAGTCCAGCCGAGTGGCCAACGCGTTCCTTTCAACATCATTGGAAAGCGTCTGATGCGATCCTTGTACCGCCGCCAGCGAATCCGCAAACAGGTCACCTCCACATCGACATGACCTATCCCGAAGATGCCGAGTGGGCCACCGGGACGTTGACGATTCCGTTCAAACTCAAGCTGTTCCACGTGGCTGGACGTATCACTCAGGTATTCGCGGCTGTCCTCCAAAGCCACAATGCGCGAGAGATCATCTGGGATGCAACCGGAACCACGACTCCACCATCGATGATTGGCGACATCAACAGCCTGAAGGAGTGGTCTGGGCATTTCGTGATCGACCCGCCGTCGAATCCCAGGATGCCGGAATTCCTGCACGGCTGGATCTTCCTGTCAGTCAGTGCGGCGATGCAGTTCGACAACGGCGTGGCGGTCACTGGCAATTCTCTTGGGGCGGTGTGGTCGATGGTTGATCCGTCACTTCCGCCGGTTGGTGGTTTCCATCTCCCAACGGTTGGCAGCCGAACGATGTCAAAAGATCCGAGTCTGCCGAACGTATTCACTGGCGCGAATCAGATGGACGCGATGTCGTTCTTGCCGTTGGCCCCGATCAGTACACCGTGGGAGATTTCCACGTCCGCGATTCAATACGCGGCACAATCGCCGCTACCGATTGCGACGTTCGAACTTCGTGCGGATTTGGACTTGCATGCCGGGATCCCTGGGCGCGTACTCCAACGCGTGGTCAAACCACCAGACGGCGGATTCGTTTCTGTACTCGATCCGAAGGTGATCGGACCTGGGGTGCATCGAATCGCGATGATGCTGATCCAACCCCTGGCGGAGATTCAAGAGGTAACCACCCTGTTGGTGTTCGATGTGACCATCGGCGATGTGCCGCCTGCGGAACTCGTGGTGGTGCCGAACGTCGTTGGAGAAGATCAATCGGCGGCTGCCGCAATCCTTGAAGCGGCGGGCCTCCACAGCTCACCGATGCTGCACGAGAACGAAGCTCCCAAAGGTCAAGTCTTCATGCAGGATCCATCTGCGGGATCGTCGGTCCAAAAAGGATGGGTGGTTTCGTTGATGGTGTCTGAAGGACCGATCGCTCCACCCCACCAGGATATGCGTCCGGTGGAAGTGTTCCAGTTGTTGGAGAACGGGAAACCGGTCAATCGATTCTTCGCATGCTTCGACAGTCCTGACGGGACCCACGAGGTGTGCGCGGAGCTGATGGTGAAACCGAGCTAAGGATTTTGAGGAGCACCCCGGTGGCCGCGACAGGGCCACCGGGGCACCGGTAGGCTACGGATTCTTCGGGCAACGTTTCTCGTCTGCGATATTCAATCGGATTCGTTCCTCCTGATACGGTTCCAGATACAATCTCACGGCCGTATCGCCTGAGCTATACTTCACATTCTCTCGACGTACGATTCTGAACAAATCCGTTCCCAATTCTTCCAATCGCCGCAGCACCCGCTGTTCACGTTTATCCTCAGCCACTTCTTCTGGGTAGAATCCCGACCAGCTGCGCACATGCTTGCATAGGCTGAGCGTGACTTGATGCTTGCCGATTCGCTTCCGTTTCGATTTCGCCATCTTCATCTCCTCATGGCCGGCGGGATGCCGTACCGGAAATTATTATCGCCTGAGTACGATTTCTGCACCATACGAAAATTACTGACTCAGGGAATTTCGTAGGCAAGGCCTTGCCACGCCCGGCCGCACGCCCCGGTAACGGGCCTTCCCGCCCCGGCTAAACTGGAACGCCCCGGAATCCAGGCGTAACCCGGTCTAATTGAGGACTTCCGGACAGGCCGGGGGCCGGGGGCTGCCCCCGTTTCGGTCCGTTCCTACAGGCGTTTGGCCGCAACCCTCATACCTTCTTAGGTTTAGCGCGCCCTATTTCGCAGCGTTTGGGGGCGATTTCGGCAGCACCGGGGCCTCGCCGCCCCCGGCCGCACCCGCCCCGGCCACTGGCACGGTGGTGGCAGCAGGCTGGCCGTTGTCGCTCACTACGATTTTCGTACCTGTGCTACCGATGGTTACCTTGCCCAATGGGATGCGTATGAACCGACGATGTTCCTTGATGCGACGTTTGATGACACGAATGCGTCCGGTAGGTCGACCTTTCATATCCTCCTGGGTGTACAGTTCGGCATCCTTGACTTCCTTCAATACATAATCGGATAACGTCCAGGCACTCACCGAACCAGATCCATGGCGTTTGACGATTTGCAACGCGACAAGGTCTTGCATCAGGCGCTGTATCGTGGCAAACGGGTAGTGAGTTTTGGCAGCCATTTCCCGCATTGAGATTGGGGCCATGTTTTCGGTCCCACCCATTGCGCCAACGCCAATCAGGGTCCGCAACACATCCTCATTCCGCTGACTGATGGTATCCAGCATCACCTTCTTGATGAGATGATATTCGACCTCAGTCACCTCCACCTTGTTGTAGACCATCGCCATGCCGCGGGCCAGCTTCGCCAGTTGCTGACCGAGACGGGTACCAACCTCCGCCATCGGTCGCGACATCACGATATCATTTCGGTAGAAATCCCTTGAGACCGAGCCACGCATACGCGCTCCGAACTTCGCAAGGGCAACGATCTTGGAGAGGATGGCTTTCGGCATTCTCGGGGGCTGACGACTTGCACAAGTCCTTTCGAGGAAATTCTTAACGACATCGACAAGTTCGACACGCATGGCCGTTTCTCGGTCCGCGTTTTCGATCGCCTTTCGGATGACCTCATTTTCAGACTCATGATGCAGATTGTCGCCTACCAGAAATTTCAAGAACCGTTCGCCAAGGGCCGCGTGCTGTTCCGCAAGGTCATAGATCCTAGGAGTCGTAGCGGCCAGGATTGTGAACCGACTTTCGTAGGTCCTGTCGACGCCATTCCCGAATGACTTCCCGCATCGCCCGTCGTAGGCATCCCGCAAAATACCAAAGATCTCCTTCTGCTCGCGATCGGGGAGACTCAGGATTGAGGTGAAGTCTTTGACGACGAGAACTTTCCCATCCAGTTTTGGTATGAGAGAAGGGTCCCCCGTCTGCCCAGTAAAGTTGGCGCCCGAAATCAAGGATGGTGCTGTCAACGTCGACGTAGCGTGGGTCATCTCCACTTCCTGCAATGAGGAGACTATCGCCGTCTTCGCGGAGCCAGGCGGTCCCACCAAAAACATCCACACCGGAGAGCCGTCGATACGTTGTGACAGTACCACGGCCATCATCACATCGATGACTTCGGTCGTCCGGAGAAACAGCCACCGGTTGAAGACATCGTGGACATCTCGTAAAGTAGGTGGGTGCGTCTTCCATTTGGACTCTGGCTCCTTACGTTTCTTGATTGTGATCTTACCGCTCTTTGAGACTACGGTCTCCCGTACTGGTTCCGACGGCGAATCCCACTTCGGCTTTCGATTGAACCGACGCTTTAATCGCTCCCAGCAGATGTCTGGGGTATCGCGAATCGTCGTTCCGTAGACGATCCAATCTCTGGTGTCGAAACCCACTGGCACTTCGTCGGGCCAATGAACGAAGGTCAACTTGCGAACCCGACCTTGCAATCGTTCAAGTAAGATCTCTTCGCCCTTGCGGCCCGCCGGGTCATAGTCGTACAATGAATGGACGGTACGCCCCGAGAACCAAGACACCCAATCTTTCTTGAACGTCCCTGCACCCGGCACTCCAACAACCACACCGGGTTCGTTCAAGGTCTTCAAGAGCCACCGCAACGCAATGGTGTCCCATTCGCCTTCGCACAAGTAGACCGGGTCCTTCTGGTTCTCCTTCAGAAGTTGGGCACGGAACAACCCCACATGACATCCAGACGTTGACATCATCAGCTTCGAACGGATGTTGTACTTCCGAATGTCGACGTAGTGTCCGTAATAGTCTTGGATAGGAAACGTAAATGCTTGACCATCCCACCCCATTCCCAATCCTTCGAACGCCGTCTTCCGAAGTTGCCGATTCTCCGCCAACTGACGAACCATCGATCCCTTGAGATCCTGCGCGTAGCGTTCGCCAGTCAGCTTCAAAAACTGGGAGATGTTTCCGGATAGTCCCGCAGACTTGCTGTCCCACAATCCGAGCTTCGTGTTTACATAGAACTTATCATCCTTCCCAGAAAACGGACAATAGCCGAACGTTTGATTTCCACGCTCACCGGTAAATTCAACTCCGTGAGCTTCGAAGATCTTCAACAGATTCTTCTTTTCACTCATCACGCCGCCATCTTCTTAGGAGCACCACCAACGATCTCTGGTGGGAGAACAATCTTCGTTGGCCGTGACCAACGAGTCTTGGCGATTTTCATTTCAACCGGCAGTCGGACCGGCAACCCGAGACGCTTACTATCCTTCTGCATAGCTCGGATGATATCCTTCATCAGCTCGATACTATGCAACTTCTTTGGCAACTCGATAATGACTTCGTCGTGTACAGTCAGGAGCAGTCTCACTCCCAACCGATACCAATCCGTCTCCTTCAACATCTCGTGAATGTTGATGAGACCGTTCTTCATCACATCCGCCGCGGTGCCTTGAATCAAGTAGTTAACTGCACGATACGCGTAGTCTGGTTCGAACGTATAGCGACGACCAAATGGACTGTAGATCTCTCCAACCTGTGTCGCCTCAGCAATGAGGGCAGACATAAACCGTTTGACACCGGGGAGCTTGGCTTCGTAGCCGGCCACGAACTCCTGTGCAGTATCGAGGTCGGATTTGAGAAGCTTCGCCACCTTGGGAACACCGCCCCCATACAACTTACAGAACATGATCAGCTTAGCGCACTTGCGGTAATAATCTTTGTGTTCGTCGAAGTCGTCGCGACTACTGAAGACTTGTTTGGCGATGCCTCCGTGATAGTCCTGTCCAGACATGAGGGCCGCTTGCATGGCCTTCTCGCCGGACAGATAGGCGAACAACCAAACTTCAATCTGCGAATAGTCGGGTAGATACCAAATGCAACCAGGACGTGGACCAAAAGCTTCACGCGGTCTCGATTGAATATCCGCCTTGCGTCGGCCGGTGGTCTCCGACGCTACTTGTTGAAGGTTCGGATCAGAACACGACAGTCGGCCGGTAATCGCTCCTGTCTGTTTGAAGTTGGGATGAAGCGTCCATACTCCTGGCGACTCCTTCAACCAGTAGCGACGGTACACATGGAGAAATGAATTGTTTGTCTGCTGTGCCGCATTGTGTTCTAATACGGCTTTGGCCAACGGGTCTGGTGGAACCTTAATATACCGCGCACCGGTCTTCCGATTACGAAGCCACTTGCCACCAATCGGCAGGTGCTCGGTCTTCCGGTCCATATTGAACCACTCGGCGCTCTGGATCACATACCCGGTTCCCATCTTTAGGAGATGTTCTCCGGTGAGCGAGTAGTTGAATGTCCCGGTCTTCTTGTTGAGTGTGCCAGTGAAGTTTGGTGGATGATGACGGGTCTCATAGAACACCTTCGACATCTCTGGGGTGCTCTTGTAGTTCAGACCTTCGCCACCATTCGCCGAAGCGATCTTGCGTTGCTCCGCTCGATAGTTATTGTAGAACTTAATCAAGGAACGTACACGCGGTCGGTGGATACGTGTGCCCGTGTCCTCCATATCTTTCAACACCCAGAACAACTTGTGCTCTCGATCGCAAACCTCCTTGGTCCGTGCGTCGGCTTGGATCTGGTCCCACCACGCTTTGTAAATGAGCATGGAACGAACCGCGTCGCCAACAGCATATGGAGCGATGAAACTATCCGGACACAACCACATGTCCGACTTGGCGGGTTTCTTGCCACCGATGATCTTGTCGGCGATGGACCAACGTGTCTTCTTGGCCTGTTGCCGTCGCCGGTTGACTTCTTGGAGGAGCGTCTTCTCGTCGTCATCGGGATACTTGAAACGACGTTTGCAGAACTGCTTCAACGCGTAGGTGAGTTCTTGTCCACTCGTAGCGATATGGGCAATGATCTGCGTATCGAGGCAACGACCTCGCACTCGCATCCCGCCGTGTTCGGCCATCAAGATGTCGAATCGAAGGTTATGGCCGATCTTCGTAATGTCTTTGTCGTCCCAGAGTTCGGCAATCGCGGCGAGCTTTGACTTGTCGTGAAAGGAAACTTCTCTGGTGATCGGATCAACGTGACCACGAAGATAGTCGGTGTTTCCGTCTTGGTCGCACATCGACCACACGAATGCGCGAGCAGGAACTACCGACCGTACTTCAATGTCAGGCTTCTTCTTCGTTCCGAAGTTCAGGATTAGCCGACGCCAATCACCGTATGGCATCATGCCGGTCGTCTCGGAGTCGATGGCGATTGCTTTGCCGCGAACCTTGAGACCCGAACGCGAACCCAGTCTAACTAACACGGATGCTACGGGAGTAGCGTTGCAACCAGAACAAGAACGAACAACGATCGCAAATCTTCGGCGTCGTCTGCAACATATTACAACGCGTCGGTTCATCGCTCTCGCAGCGACGGTGTGACTCGACGAACAAGGCCGCATCTTCAATGATACGAACCTTGTATTTCAACCAGAAATGAAACATCCCCATGTACACCGCGATGTCGATCATTCGCGATTCGGGCGACTCGCTTTCAACCTGACCTTCGATTACGAAACTTCGAAGGGCGATGTACTGCTTCCGAATCTTCGCCCAGAGATCTTGCTCGACTGTCATCTGACATTCCCACGCCGTCTGCAGTATCTCCAGGAAGGCGACTTTATCTGGATGGTAGTCGGCATTCTTCCGCCATTGGAGCTTGTTGGCGTCTTCGAAGAATGCCGCGACCTCTTCACTCATTTGCGTTGCATGCATCGTCGTCTCCATCCACGAAAGAACCCACCGACGTCGCTACCTAGGGCGGCAACAACGTCGGTGGGGTTGGGCGCGGATCAACAACCTCCCAGCGGCTGACCCGACCCGATCTATTTCTTGCTCTTCTTCTTGCCCTTCTTCGGAACGGACTTCGCGGGTGATTCCTCAACGGACGTAATGGCGTCGGCCTTGATCTTGACCGTCTTGCCCTTGTCGGTCTTGATCAGGACCTTACCTTCCTGCTCGAAGAGTTCGACGACCTCGCCCTTGATCTTGCCGGACTTCTTCGTCTCGGCCTTGACCACGGACCCGACGACGACGTCGACTTCATCTTCGACCTCTTCTTCTTCGTCGTCTTCTTCGTCTTCGTCCTCTTCGTCTTCCTCTTCGTCGTCCTCGTCTTTGGACTTGGATTTCTTGCCCTTCTTTTTCTTGCTGGGCTTCTCCTCCTCGTCCTCGTCGTCTTCCTCCTCGTCTTCTTCCTCTTCCTCCTCGTCGTCGTCAGACTCCTCGTCGTCATCGGACTCTTCTTCTTCCTCGTCGTCCGATTCCTCCTCGTCGTCCTCTTCTTCTTCGTCTTCGTCGTCCTCTTCGTCGTCCTCGTCGTCGTCCTTCTTCTTGGACTTCTTCTTGGACTTCTTCGGTTCGTCGTCGTCCTCGTCCTCGTCCTCTTCTTCCTCCTCGTCGTCATCTCCAACGAGGCCGTCGACGTAGACGTTCTGGAACTCGCCCTTGGTCTTCAAGCGGACGCGGCACTTCGGCTTCGTCTTCTTGATGTCATCGAGGATGTCCTTGAGTTCCTTCTCCATGTCCTCGAGCTCGGACACATCGTAGCCCATCGCGTCGAGTTTGCGAAGCAAGTACTCCAGATGGTCCTCGGTCAGACCTTCGAAGTCGAGCTTCTCCTTGCCCTTGTATTCGCCATCCATGAACTTCCACGTGATGACGACCTGGACCCGCTTGTTCTTCGAGACACCGATCTTCGCATCGGTCGCCCGCATCCGATAGCGACCGTCGTCGTATTCAGCGAACCCGCCGGTTGCCGCCTTCTCCTTCGCTTCGTCGAGATTCTTGTTGAGCCGGCGAAGGTACTTGCCGAAATCAACCCCAGATGACGACGACTTGCCTTTCGATTTCTTTTCCTTCTTCTTCATGTGATCTCCTGTCAATGTTTACCGATCCGGAACTTCTTCTTCTTGACTGTGGTGGCAGCCTCCTCTTCGTCGATGTCCGACGACCGCGTCGGGACGTACTCGTTGTTGAACGCCGCGGTGACGTTCTTGTACGCTTCCTTGGCCGAGGTTCCCATATCGATTCGACGAATCGGTTTCCCGTCTGGTGTGAGAAACCGTCCTTCGAGTCGATGTCCTGCCGAGACGTGGTCGTCGCCAAGGATCTGTAGAACCCGTCGTCGCTTGTCGTATGAATAGTACGCCCAGATGTCGACCGATCCTTCGACGAGGTCGCGCATCTTCTTGTGCATGGTCGGCATCATGCGGTCGTACGTTGCGCCGTCCCGTGTCTCCACTTCCACTTCTTGGGCATGTGAAAGGAAGATCACTCCCTTGCCGGAGTTGAGCAATTCACCAAACGTTCGTTCGAACTCCCTACGATTCTCTCGCCACCCCTTGCCCCACTCCTCGTCGGCCAAGTCGTCGATGACCAACTTCTCGCAAGTGTAGTCTTCGACCATTGGGTACAACGGATCGACAATGTCAACGACCACGGTGTCGAAGGTCTTGTCTTTTCTCAACGCCTTGATCGCCTTCTTGAACTTCCGCCAGCTGTTGATCACCACTGGGTAGAGACGTAGTGCCTTGCCACCCGGCTCCGTGAATAGGTGAATCGCTTTGCCGAACAACGCGGTCAACGACGTCTTGCCGATTTTCTTCTCGCCGAAGATCAGCCACGTGTAGGCTCCCAAGGAATCTTCCGGTTCGGACCGCTCAGTAGGGAGTACGAACTTCTCCTCCCCAGTCTCCTCGCGCTCGCGAACCTTCTTTTTCTTGTCGGCCTTTTTGTGGCCCTTCAACTTCTTCAGGACGGCCACGTTACTCGTCGTCCTCGGTCTTGACGTGGCGGATCTCCACGTTGTTCGCGCCACCGTTCGTCTCAAGCACGATGGTGCGACCACCCGTCGGCTTGTACGTCGCTTTGTTACCGTCGTCCGTGTCGTTGGTTTGTTTCATCCCACTGAAGAGTTGAATCTTGCACGTGGGATCGTCCACCATCTTTCGGACGATGTCTTTCAGTGCCTCATCCATGACGAGCCTTCACTTTCAACGAGGCGAGTGGAATCACCTGACCGGCCACCTCTACCGGTGCAGGCTTAAGGGAATTACCATTCCCTGCGAAGACGTATTGACGCATCGTCTTCAGATGCTCTGCAACCATTAGCTGCAGTTTCTCGTCGGAATCCTTCGCGTATTCGGCTCCCGGCGGTTTGATGAGACCCTGACGCCATCCACCGTTGTAGCTGCACACAGAACAGGGTGTCATGTTACGGTTCTTCCGGAACAGCAATTCCCGAATCGCGTTCATCTGCACAGACTCCCAGATCTGCTGCAGCGATTGATTGGGAAACTTACCAACCGGTAACTGCGTCGACCAGTCGTAGCAGCACACAGGCACTACACCATTGTAGCCCATATTGAGTTCTCGGAACGGCCGTGTGCATTTCTTCTTAAGCGGCTCGGTGATTGGCTCCTGTCCCAAGAGATTCTGCAACGGCTTCTCCGGCGAGTTGCCAGCTTCGTTGTTGATATCCTTTGAGACCGGACGTCCGGTCTCCGCCCGCTTCTTCGTGTTCACCTCTCCCAGATCGTCGAGCACAAAGATCTGTTGTCGGTTGGTCGGATACCGTCGATAGATCGAGAGATGATCTGGGTTGTCGTAGTAGTGATCCGTGACCCGGATGTCTTTGTCCTTGGCGTATTGCTTAGCGTAGGCCATGAACATTTCATACCGAGTCTTATGTCGTTCATGCGGTTTGCCCCACCACCGCTTGTAGGCGTTGATAGCCAACAAGTTCAGACCCTTGGCAAACCATTCGTCAGCCGACGATCTGAACGTCTTCCAGTCCTCGATCTGGGAGCCGTTGGTCTGCAGTTGGATATGGGCGTTGGGATCCAACCGAATCGCTGCAATGATTCCTGCGAAGTTCTTGTGCAACGTCGGCTCACCATGGTTGTCGAGTTCGACACGCACCCCACCAGGGAGCCATCGCTGAGTCTCCTTGAACATCGCGCGAACGAGTTCGACTGGCATCTCTCGATAGTCCGCCCACCCGGTGCCTGGGGTGTCTTTGGAACGAACGCTATGGATGCCGCAGAACCAACAACTATAATTACAACCTTCCACAACCTCCAATTGTATGGACCACGGCAAGGCGACGAACGGTTTCTTTGGCAACGAGATCTTCATTTCTTCAACTCCGCCGCCAACGCCAACACGTTGGGCAGGCATAGCAGTACAACAATGAATAGGACAAAGACACCAATCGCGATCATTGACAGAGCGCCCCACGCAAAGAGTATAATCTCCAACCAAGTCATTTCATCATCTCCTTCTTCTTCTGCTTGTCCATGTATTGGATATAACGCCACGCCGCATACAGCACACGGTGAGCAATCGGATTCGAAATCGGCGCGTTGGCTGGAGCACCGGCATAGTTCGCTTCAGCGACCGCATCTCGTAGACGCTTGTACAACGACTCCTCTTTCGTCAGACTCACGGTTCAACCTCCAACGACTTTTCGATTTGCGTCCACGGAAAAGTCACCCGGACCTTCTCCATGTATTGCGGATGCGTCTGCGAGAATCTCTGGATAGCGATTCCGACTTTCCGAACCCGTTCGCCGATACCGCCGTAGCCTCCCGGCATGTAACGTTTCTTCTGAAATGGCGCGTCCATACAGACCATCTGCGCAGTGAGGTTCATATCGAACGCGGCAAAGGTGACCTGCACATCGTCCATACAACCTTCGTCAACGACGTAGCGCATCTTGTTGTACAGAGTATGTGGGATCGCCCAGAACATCGCCGACCTCTTCTTGTAGAAGCGTAACCCGTCGTGGGTCTCGACTCCCTTCTTGATACGCCCAGAATCGAAATGTTCGGCTGTCCCATGCATCCCTGCGATGAGGCAAGGTTGAATCGGATAGACGAACGACGCACGCACCAGGTTTTTCAAACTCTTTTCGGTGTAACGCGTATTGTCGTCGGTCACCACGTAGCGATCGAACTTCACTTCAGTGGCTTCCTGACGAAGCATCTCACGCGCGTAGGTCCCACTACCATAGGGATTCTCGTACGTGATCCAAGTTACCCTATCGAACTCCCTTCGTACCGGGAGGTATTTCTTCCTTTCTTTTTCTTCCACACCAATGAATGTGCTGGGTCGGTTCAGGAACGGCTGTGCGCGTAAGGTCTTCAACAAGACTTCTGGTCGTCCCTTCGATGGGATCAGTACTGCAAATGAACGTTGAAGTTTAACACGCACAGCCATCTCCTTCTACTTGACGGTGTCCCGCTTCTTCTCGAGCTTCGCTTTCTTGGCCGAGAGCTTGTTGATGCGACTGTCGATCTTGTCGATCCGCTTCTGGATTCGCGCGACCTTCTTATCGACCTTCTTCTTTGCTCGCGCGTCGGCCGGTGTCGACTTCTTCGGTGGTACTGCAACAGACTTCTTCGCCATGGTGGTTAGTTCCTGCGCCAAACGTTTTTTGAATTGTGGTCGTGCGCGGCGCAAAGCGTCCGCCACAAAGTGTGAGCCTTTTAAAAACAGCGTTGGGTCTTCCTGGATTGCACGGCCTGGTTCTCCTGCGAACGGATTCCCGTCTCGCTCGCCCAGATAGTCGATGTATCGGTCCTCATGATATCCCATGCCCAGGTACCGCTACTTTATCTGGTCGTGTGGGTACTTTCCGTTGGTCGGGATCCAACGAATCTGTCCGCCCTCCATACTCTCAGGAGCGAGAACGAAGAACGGCATCTGCTCAGGCCGGTGTTGCCGAGTCAAACTGTCTTTCCCAACGTACTTGTGATACGGAGCATAACGATGTCCACCGGGTTCCGGATCTCTCTTGCAGACCTCGCAGTACTCCTGGGCTGGTCCTTCTTCTCGATCAATCAGATGATTGCCTTGCGCGTGTCCGCACTCCGCACATCGTTCGTACGGGTTCGGATACTTGCCGTCCGGTGGCCAGGACTCGAGACCTGCAAACCGTGCCGCCTTGGCCTTGTCGCTGTGACTGCCGAGATACTTCGAGATGATGGGTGGGCATTTCATCTTCACTTCGCGCAGCATCAACTGAGCGACGCAATTGAATTCCCAGTCCATAATGTGCTCAAGACGGTTGGCCAACACACCGGACAGGGCAATCCAATTGTACTGGTCGTGGATATAGGTCTGCATTCCCATGAACAGTACGCGACGAGCGTCCTGCCAGGGAATGCCGGCATCGACCAGTGCCGAGTACAACCGACGACCGTTGTCGATGTGCTTCAGAATCTGCGCATGGAGTGTCGGGTCACCGTCTTTCGATTCCATCCCATCGAACACCGGCTGATGTGACAGATACTCCTTGATGGGTTCCCAATTCGTAATGCAATGCTCGAGACTCTCCGGCAAGAGGGCACCCTTGTCGTGCACTGCACACGCCCGACGTATCGTCTCCGGCATCGTCCACGCGCGATGACGCCAGTCGTTGTCGCGCCCGCCGTGCTGCATGAAACCGGCACCCAGACGCGTCCGAACGTTCTGGTGTGTAAATGCGCGTGAGACTCCGTCGATGCAGAAGTCGAACGTGATTCCTTCGAGGACCTGCTGCAACGTCTTGCCCGCGAAGCAGGACTCGACATAGTCGCGTTCGTCTGGAAGCAACCGTGTCCATCCGGTGACGAAGGCAACCTTCGGATCGTTCACACGCGTGTCGATCGTCAGATTGAGATTGGGTTCGCGGTTCACAGTCCGCGATGGCGACTCGCCCCAGTTCGCTTGGAGTGCGTCGTACATGGATGTGAACAAGTTCACTGTCGGACCCCATCGATCCAATGTGACCTTCAGACTGTCCGGCCCGTAGGTGATGGGATTCGTTGGCTCTTCGCCCGTATGAATGGCGTGAGGCCGGTGCTTCGCATCTTCGTAAGCCATCTTCGTCTCCTTTTATTCTGCGGTGATCTCGAACGGGATCTTCCCAGGCATCTTCTTCTCCCTCTCCATCAAATCGTGCAGGCTTCGTACGGTGAGCGGGTTGTGCGTCGGGTCGGATTCGTCGAACGGTAGTTTGCGATCGAGCTTGTAAGT